TCTGGGCCAGCGACGCCGGGTGCTCGTGCCCGTCTCCCTTCGAGGACCTGAAGGGGCGGGACGACCTGTACACCGGTACCCGCATGGAACTCCAGGAGTACCTGGAGGCGCGCGTGGCGGAGAAGGAGTCCGAGGAGCCCGGCGAGGACGGGGAGGAGCCCTACATCTACGGCCTGAGCCGCGAGCAGGCGCAGATGCGCATGGCCGGGATGATGGCTCGGGTGGTGGGCTGACCCATGGCGTTCGAGTTGCGTGAGTATCAAAGCGCAGCGATCGACGCCTTGCTCGGTGGGTGGGACAACGGCGGGCAGCGTCTCGCCGTTGTCCTCCCTACTGGGGCAGGCAAGACGGTGGTGTTCAGCCACCTGATCCGAGAGCTGCGACGCACACGCCGCATCGCACGTGTGCTCGTGCTCGCCCATCGTGAGGAGTTGCTGGAGCAGGCGGCCGACAAGATCCGCAAGGTGTCCCCTCACCTGCGCGTCGGCATCGTCAAGGGTGGACGGAACGAGCACGACAACGCACACGTGGTCGTGGCCAGTGTGCAGACCATGTCGTACCGCCGACCCTGCCGCAACCAACAGGTGGACGAGGACGGCAACCCCATGGGGCGCTGCAACCAGTGCTCCCGCTGTTCGGTACTTCCCCGTGCCGAGCAGATCAAGGGCATCCAGGCCATCATCGTGGACGAGGCACACCACGCTGCTGCTCCGAGCTACAAGCGGGTGCTGCGGCACTACGGTGGCTTCGATGAGGGCGGCATCCCCGTGGCAGGGTTCACGGCCACGATGACCCGGGACAAGGGTGGCCTGGCCAAGGTCTGGGAGGACGTGGTCTATACCCGGGACATCGCGGACATGATCAGCGATGGCTTCCTGGTCAAGCCGCACGCCAAGCAGGTCGTGGTGCCGGGCATGGACCTGGACCAGGCGAAGAAGACGGCCGGAGACTTCACGGCCAAGAGCCTGGCCCAGCTCATGCTGGACGCCGACGCCATGAGCGAGATCGCCAAGGCGTACCAGGAGTACGCCAGCGACCGGCCGGGCATCGTCTTCTGCCCCACGGTCGAAGTGGCACACGCCATGACCGACGCCTTCAACGACACCGGCATCCCGGCCGCCACGGTCTGGGGTGACATGGCTGACGAGGAGCGGCGGGAGGTCCTGCGCAAGCTGAACCTCGGGCTGATCCAGGTGGTGGTCAACTGCATGGTGCTGACCGAGGGCTTCGATGAGCCCAAGGTGAGCTGCCTGGTGGTGGCCCGGCCGACGATGAACCCGGGCCTGTACATCCAGATGGCCGGGCGTGTGCTTCGTCCTGCACCCGAGACGGGCAAGACGGACGCGCTCATCCTGGACGTGACGGGGGTGACCACCCGGCACAGGCTGGCGTCCATCGTGGACCTGACGGGCAAGGCCAAGAAGACCAAGAACTCCTTCCTCGAAGAGGAGGACGAGGAAGAGGAGACCGAGCCCACCATCACGGCCGAGACTGAGGCCGGGATGGAGATGCAGAAGGAACTGCTGGTCATCGGAGGGTGGAAGGACATCGACCTGTTCGCCGCCACCTCTGATGTGAGGTGGGTCACCTCGAAGAAGGGTTACCCCTTCATCGTGGCGGGAGGGCGGGGTTACTTCCTGGTACCGGGCATCGCGCCGGGTACCTACCACGCTCGGGTCATCATCGACGGTGTCGCCAGCAAGCCTCCCAAGGACCCCGCCGTACCCTCGCTGGCGCAGGCTCGTGAAGAGCTGGAGCGTATCGCCAGGGCCAAGGCGGGAGACTGGGACAACAAGGACGCACCGTGGCGCAAGCGCAAGCCGAGCGACAAGCAGGCAGCACTGGCGCGCAAGATGGGGATCGACGTCACTCCGGACATGAAGGCCGGGCAGGTGAGCGACGCCATCGACGCGCGCAAGGTGTCACGGTTCGTTGACGCAGAGGTGGCCAGGCACGAAGAGGCTCTGGCCAAGCTGAGAGGACGGACCACGACGTGACCAACAAGCCCAAGCGCATCGGCCGAGAAGGCGAGAACGCCGTGGCCGGGCGGCTACGTGAGCGGGGAGCCTTCCCCGACGCCGAGCCGCGTGTGCTGTACGGGATCAACGACAAGGGAGACATCACCGGGACACGGGGTGTTGTGTTCCAGGTCAAGAGCGGTAAGGCTGCCGAGCAGGCAAGCTGCAACCAGATCAAGCAGTGGCTGGCCGACGCCGAGGCACAGCGGGAGAACGCCGAGGGCAAGCTGGCCGTGCTCGTGACCAAGCGGGCGGGCTACGGGGCCAAGCGGGTTGGGATGTGGCGAGCGTTCGTCACCATGCTGACCATGCAGGACCTGCTGACCAACAGCAACTGCTGGTGCGGTGGGGTCATACCCGAATCGTTGGACAACGAGGCTGTCGAGGTCACCTTCGACGCCATGATCACGCTGCTCCAGGCGGCAGGGCACGCACACAGCCCTCTGAACAGTTTCAACCAGTGAGAGAAGAGGCAGAACCATGGACCGTAGCGAGAGCATCCAGAACCTGACCGACGAGACCCTGATCCGACTGGCCGCCGAAGCCGCCGCCCGCCAGGAGCTGGCCAAGCAGGACGCGGACACCTACAAGGACGAGATCCGTCGCCGGTTCGAGGGCAAGCACACCAAGCTCTCCGTGCCGCAGGGTGGCAACGCCCCGGGCATCGAAGTCAAGCTGACCTACCCCCGCAAGTTCAACGAGAAGCTGGCGCGGGAGCTGCTGACCGAGCAGGAGCTGGCCAAGATCACCGTCGAGAAGCTGGACGGGAGCCTGGCCAAGAAGGTGCTGGCCCCGGACGACTACCGCGAGGTGACCCTGCCGGACACCACGCGCGTCGGGTTCAAGGTGCTGTGAGATGGGCCGCCACCGCAAGCCCAAGCGCGTGAAGGCCGACGAGGGCAAGCGCGCCGAGTTCGCGGAGCAGTTGCTGGACGAGATCACCGAGATCGTCCTGGACTGCTATGAGGTGACCGAGGACGGGGCAGAGTCCCCTGCCGACACGGTCACCCGCCTGGCCCGGCTGCTGGAACTCCACCGACCGCAGCAGTGACGGTGGTGTGCGTCCCTGATCCCGACGCACACCCGCCGCCTCCGCTGGAGGACAGTGAGGAGTGTGTAATATGAATGCAGACGAGATGCTGATCGCGTGGGACTCGGTGAAGCTCTGGAGCTGGCAGCTCCCGGACATCACCGACATGGACAAGCCCCCCTACCTGGCTGAATACAAGTACTCGGAAGACGGGTACGGCCTGGTCGGAGCGGTGAACCACGAGGACCAACGCCAACTCGTGATCCGCGTGCCCCATGACGGATACTTCACCACCTTCGTGGACGTCTCCTACCCCGATGACCCTCTCTGGGAAGAGCGGGACGAGGAGGGACAGAAGTTCATCGTGTGGCACCGGGTCGTCCCTGTCCAGGTGACCCGCTACATCTGGAAGACCAAGGAGTAGAGGATGAAGCACACGTTCGAGGCCCAGGGCCTGACCTTCACCAAGAGCAGCAAGTCCGACACCGACTGGACCAAGCAGTGCGTGGGTGTGCACGCGGTTCCCTCCCGAGGCACCGCCCTGCTGGCCGACTCGGTGACCGAGGAGGTTCTGCGGATCAACACCACGGAGCTGATGAACCTGCTGCACACCGTTCGGTAGGACGGGTACGGTGCACACCCCAAGCCCTCGGGTGTGCGCCGGGCCGACCGCGCCCGATGAGGAGAGTGAGAAGAGATGGCGAAGGACAACCGACCGCTCAAGGACCTGCACGACGAGGACCTGGTCAAGCTGGCCGAGAAGGGTGACAAGGCCGAACTCCAGCTCGCTGTGGACGAGGCCGTGGCCCGAGACGACGAGAGGAACCACCAGCAGTGACGGCACTGGAGAAGTTCTTGGGCTGCCACATCACCGACCTGCCGCTGGCCAAGCACCACAGCACGGCGCAGCGGGTGGACGAAGGACCGCACGAGTGCGTGCTGTGCGAGGAGGAGGCCGTCGAAGCCTTCCACCTCCTCGCCTGGCCGCCGCCGCTCGAACACCCCGGCTACTGGGTGGACACGTGCGCCAAGCACGGGTCGGAGCTGCGGCTGTTCGTTCACCAGGAGAACATGGACAGGGGTCTGTGATGGGGCGTAGCGAGTACCTGGACAAGAAGCTGGACGAGGCCAACAGTGGCCGGTCCAAGGAGGAGCTGGAGCGGATGGCGTCTGACCCGGGCCAGACCGCAGACCAGCGAGACAGCGCACAGCGTGTGCTCGGAGGCGGGAAGTGACCAGCCTGAGTGTGGACGTCAGCCTGAGCGACGTGGCCCTGGCCATCGAGTACTCGGGCAACAGCGAGTCCGAGCGACGGGAGATCATGGACTTCCTGCTCGACGTGGACCGTGGCATGGCCGACGTGGACTGGAGCGTGGACCTGATCACCGAGCTGTCCGTCAGCACGGCGCAGGACATGGAGTCCGAGGGCTTCATGGACAGCTCGATCCTGGTCAACATGCCCCTGCCCGTGCCGGGCTTGCCGGATGGTACGGTGACCGTGCCGATGGCGGTGAAGGTGGCCGACCTGGTACGAGCGATGGCTGAGCAGACCCCGCACCTGGTGATCCAGATCATGGCGGAGGCTCTGCACACGCAGGTGCAGAACACGGCCAAGGCCCAGGCGGAGCGGGCCGCCGAGGTGTGCTAATGTCACTGCTGTAATCACCCGGCGGGGGCGTTTACACGGGGTGGCCATCCATCGCTGGATGGTCACCCCTACGTGAGAGAGTGGGGCGATGGAAGAGAACGAGCTGACCGAAGACGAGCGCGAGACGCTGGACTGGATCAACACCTGGGAGGTCAACCCCGTCCTGTGCGAGGACGACGGGACCATGGACATGGTGGTCGTGGTCTCCCGGCCGCCGTGGCGGGACGAGGACGCCGAGGACGACGACGGTGAGCCGGACGAGGTCCGGATCACCTACGGCACCGAGCTGCCCGCCATGCTGTGGGAGGCGATGCCCACGCTGGTGCAGGAGCAGGCCAAGCAGACGATGCGAGGCAAGGCGTGGGGCGATATCTGCGACCATTCGGAGTCCGATGAGTCGTGACGAGGGGCGGATGGCTCTCAAGAAGCTGCTGAGGGACGCCATCACCGCCCGTACCGCACGAGACGAGCAGCGCATGGTGGGGCCTTCAGACCTCGGTTATCGCTGTGACTTCTGTCTGGGCTTGAAGCTCACGAGGATGTACCCGCAGTACCGACCCGAAGGGTACAACCCCGATCTGCTGCGCCAGAACTTCGGGCTCAAGGCGTGGCTGGGCACAGGCGCACACCACCAGATGGAGGTGGGCCTGGCCCAGGTAGCTGACCCGGACGAGTGGACACTGGTCATTGAGGGCAGCTTCCCGATCTACGAGCTGGCCGGATACGGGATGATCAAGGGCCATGTGGACGTCGTGGCTGTGCACCGCACGGGGTACGTCGCCATCGTGGACCACAAGACGACCGACAAGGCCAAGCTCAAGAACTACAAGCTGCACGGTGTGCCCGAGGAGTACGTCTTCCAGACAGACCTCTACGGGTTCGGCGTCGAGCAGCAGACAGGCAGCCCGCCGCTGGACGTGGGGATCAACTTCATCCCCCGGGACAGCAACAACCTGGACGACACCTGGCAGTGCTTCGCCCCGTACAACCGAGGTGTGGCGGAGATGGCCCTGGTGAGATTGGAAGAAGTGTGGCAGCAGGTGCAGGAGGGGCGGCTGATGTCCTTGCCCCAAGACCCGGACTGCTGGGTTTGCGGCAGGCGCTACGGTATCTGAGAGGCATCATTGCAGGTCAGTGAGAAGGAGCTGCGACGGTTCCTGACGAAGGTGCAGTTGCCCAACGACCAGGGATGTATGGTCTGGTCGGGCGACCTCATGAAGAGCGGTTACTCGCAGCTCGGTGTCCGACGTGATGGAAAGACGAAGACACTCTACGGACATCGTGTGATGTACGAGTCGTTCGTCGGTCCTATCCCTGAAGGACTGCACCTGGACCACCTGTGTAGGAACAGGGCATGTGTTCGTCCGGACCATCTGGAGCCGGTAACGAACAAGGAGAATGTTCACCGGGGATTGGCGGGTCCGAAGAGTCGCTGTAAGCGGGGTCACGCCATGACCTCGGACAACCGGATGAAGCGTTCGGATGGCCGACCAGGCGATTGCCTTACCTGCCATCGAAATCGTGAGAAGCGGCGCGCCAAGCGCAGCCGAAAGGAGAAGTGAGCAGATGCCTCTCGACCTGAGCAAGGTCAAGGGTGTGACCATGCAGTCCCCGAAGGACTTGGCCAAGAGCCCGACGTTCCTGTTCTACGGACGTGGGAAGACCGGTAAGACCACGTTGGCGATGTCGGCCTCGGTGGTCGAGGAGATGTCTCCCGTTGCCATCGTGGACTTCGAGGGCAGTGCGGAGGTGGGGGCTACCACCTACCCGAACGTGGACGTGTACCGTACGGAGACGTGGCAGCAGTCGTCCGCCGTGCTCGACGCCATGATCAACCAGGACCACGGTTACAAGACGGTGATCCTGGACCCGGTCAACGCCCTTCAGGTGCAGCTCACCGATGAGATCATTCGCCGTCAGGCGACGACTCAGCCGGGAGCCAAGCCGAACAACAGCATGGGTGACCGCGCCATGCTGCTGGCTGATTGGGGGGTGGTGTGGACCAGGATGCGCAAGATCCTGGAGACTTTCCACGCTGCGCCGTTCACGACCATCATCACCGCACACGCGGACACGAGCCAGGACGGCCTGGGCAACGTGGTCATGGAGCCGCTGATGCAGGGCAATAAGACCAAGAACGAGGTCGTGCGCGTCCCCTCGGTCGTGGGCTACACTCGCATGACGCAGACCGAGGACGGCCAGTCCGTGCCGGTCGTCCGGTTCGCCGGAGCGTCGGGTGTGGTGGCGGGTGACCGCTTCCGTAAGCTCCCGAAGGAGATGACCAACCCGACGATGGCGGAGATCCACAAGACCATCTACTCGTAGCTACCAACCAGTAACAGAACTAACCAAACACACAGAACGAACAGAAAGAATCACAATGAGCAACAACGACTTCATGAAGACCACCGACGAGGAGAACCTGCTCGGCGGCGCGGCCGGGGGCGACGGGGACGACATCGTTCTCGACCTGTCCGGCGACGACCTCAAGACCACCAAGTTCCCCCTCATCCCCATCGGGACCTGGGTCAAGTTCTCCATCTACGAGGCCGAGGTCAAGCCCTCCAAGAGCCAGAAGAACGAGGGCAAGCCGGTCTACCACATCACCCTCAAGGTCCTCCCGCAGGAGGAGGCGAAGTGGGGCTCGGGCCGCCGGTTCACCATCTACGCGCCGCTCTGGAGCGGTGCCTTCTTCACCGCCTTCAAGGTCTTCAAGGCCCTGGGCTTCGACATCCCGAAGCCGCCGAAGGAGGGCGAGCGGATCAACTTCCGCGTCCCCGGCCCGAACAAGCTGTACGGCAAGACGCTGGAGGCCAGGGTCACCAAGCACGAGCAGGGCAACACCACCGACGACGAGGGCAACCCGCGCCTCTTCGAACGGTTCGACGCCTTCCGCGCCGTGACCGAGGGCGGCCCGAACGACTCGGGCGGCCTGGACGAGTTCGCGTCCGGTGACGGCGGCCTGTTCAGCTAGTCTCAAGAGCACACCCCCGGGGCTGCGCACCGCCATCATGGTGGTGTGCAGCCCCGCCTCTTTGGAAGGACACGGATGTCAGAGCGGAAGTCGATCAAGGCCGGTGGCTTCTTCGGGCTGTTGTTCCACGAGCTGACCGGCTACCTGTGCATCGCCAGCTTCCCCGGCAACGGGAAGTTCGACCCGTCTCCGGACAACGGCCCGTCGAAGAACGCCTTCTTCAAGTGGCCGCAGCAGCGGGATGACGTCGTGGCCTACGTCGTGGCTAACAAGCACAAGGACCTGTACTTCGTCCCGACCCTGTTCCACACGGCGGACAACCGCAAGGCGGAGAACGCTGCCATCGGCAGGGTGGCCTACGCGGACGCCGACACGGCCCGGCCCGAGCTGTTCAAGCTGGAGCCGACGCTGACGGTGGAGACCAGCCCCGGCCGGTTCCAGCTCTACTGGAGGATCGAGGGCGACGACGACTGCCGGGACCCCGAGAAGCTGGCACGGGCTTCTCGGCGTATCGCGCACGGCCACGCGGCCGAGGGCTGTGACACCTCGGGCTGGGACATCGGCCAGTTGCTGCGCATCCCCGGCACCATGAACAACAAGCCGAACCTGGACGCACCGTGGGAGGTGACCTGCACCCTGCACACCAAGGTCTTCACGACCTTGGCCAACATCCACGAGATCTACCCGCCCGTCGAGCCCTCCCGCGCGGAGGTCACCAAGCTGCCGATGCCCATCCAGCAGGAGCTGCCCACCCTGGAGCGGGCCATGCGGTACCTGGGCTCCAGCACACGGCTGCACGACCTGTTCCACCGGAAGGTGGGGCGCAACGGAGGGATGAAGGGTGACCGCTCGTCCCGGATGTGGAACTTCCTGAGCGAACTCTCGCGCCAGGGTGTGCCGATCGAGGCGGCTTTCGTTCTCGGTTGGAACGCCGGGTGCAACAAGTACGAGCAGGACGGCCGCCCGCAGGAGGACTTCTGGAAGGAGGTCCAGAAGGCGTACTCGGACCCCGTGAACGCGCCGCCCAAGAGCGAGCTGGACTTCAACGAACTGGAGACGCTGCGTGCGATGGAGCTGGACATGTCCGATGTCCTGCCCGCCGCGACGCAAGGGGTCCAGCAAGCCTCTGTGCAGAAGCTACGGCGCAAGGACGGGCTGACCTTTCTCCGTCCCCACGAGCGTCCCTCTGTGCCGGACAACACGATCGTGGACCGCTACATCGCCTGGGCGCGCACACGGACGGACGCCGCCGAGGGGTACCAGCGTGCGGGCATCCTGACTGTGCTCTCGACGGTGTTCTCGGACTTCGCGTACCCAGCTACCCGCTTCAAGATGGGAGGGCTGAACCTCTGGTTCATGATCCTCGGCGGTACAACGCGGTCTCGGAAGTCCACGGCCAGGGGCTACATGCTCGACACCATCGAGGCGCTGGAGAGCGACTACTACCAGTACGACCTCGGTTCGGATGCCACGGCAGAAGGGCTCACGGTCGAGCTGGCCGACGATCCCGGCCGGTCGAAGTTGTACAACCGTGACGAGGTCCATGGCATGTTCCGGGAGATCGGGGCCAAGGGCTACATGTCCGGCCTGAAGGAGACCTTCACGGAGCTGTACGACGGGCGTGTGCGTGGTCGGCTGCGGGCGACGACGGGTAAGACGAAGGCGGCACGTACCTCCTTCAACATGTTCCTCTCCGGCATCACCGAGGACATCACGGAGGTCCTGGAACTGCGGGACTTCGGCTCGGGCTTCCTGGCTCGGTTCCTCTTCGAGTACGCTGAGCCGCCCAAGCGCACACGCGAGTCGGTCTACATGCAGCAGATGGATGAGCCCGCGCGGTTCGTCCAGCCCGGCTCGGGTGCGCCTTCGCTCACGGCCGTGGTGGACATCGAGCATGAGGAGCTGGTGGCCGAGATCGCACAGGCCCGGATGTTCTGGGAGAACATGACGAAGCCGGGCAACCAGGTGCCCATCGGCGTTGAGGCCAAGGCGTGGCAGCGGTTCAACGACTTCGTCTGGGACATCGGGTCCGAGGCGGAGCGTCACGACCTGGCATCGGTGATCGAGCCGACCACCGACCGCCTGTCCAAGAGCACGCTGAAGGTGGCGTGCATCCTGGCCATGGTGGAGCAGCGTGATGAGGTCGAGATGCGCCACATCGTGAAGGCCATCTCCTTCGCGGAGCACTGGTACTCCAACCTGCTGCTTCTCGCTGGCAAGGTGCGCGAGAGCGAGTGGGCGAAGCGCCAGGAGGAGGTCGAAGAGGCGCTGGGGACCTTCGGTGAGGTAGTCTCGTACTCCAAGGCATACAACAAGGTGCGATCCCGCTTCCGCCCCCGGGAGTTCGGTGAGATCATCGAAGCGTTGGAGTATGGCAACCGCATCATGGTCGAGTACCAGGGCTCGACCAAGGTCATCAGGAAGATGGGGTGGTAGGCATGGCTCTCGTGTCGATCCGTAAGGTGCGCAACGGCGGCGGTTCCACGGTCGCTCGCTTCGAGATCGACCCGGAGGTGCGGGAGGCGTACCTGGGCTACGCCTCCTCCATCTACAAGCGAGCGCACGTCTTCGACAAGGACGAGCGGCGCGAAGCGATGGAGCGGCTGGCCACGTTCGGCATCTTCTCGGCGGCACACATCGCCAAGATCGTGCGTGTGCACCGCTCCATGCTGACCCGGCTCGGCATCAAGGTGAACACCGGACAGACGAAGATGGGCGGGGCCTTCGACCCCGCCCTCCTCGACTACCTGGTCCAAGCCCTCCGCGAAAAGAACGAGAACGAGGCGTACGGCATCCAGCATATCAGGCTCGCCTACGAAGGTGGGATGAGCACTGTGGTCATTGCTCGGCTGCTCGGCGTCTCGACCAGTTACGTGTCGAACATGCTGAAGAAGGCGAGGATGACGCAGGATGATCGTGATCTGGTCGTCGGAACCACTGACACCGCCAGCGAAGGACGTGCTGAGGCACGCAGTGAGGCAGGTGTGGACGAAGGAGCCGAGGCCGCCAGTCTCACTGGTGTGTGGGCCGTTGACCCCGGAAGCTGGCCGGAAGGCCACCTGCCTTATCCGGATGGGGTCGATGGATTCCCTGTCCTCTGGGGCGATACCGCCATCAGTGCCAGTGATCCCAACGCTTTCATCCGCGCAGATCACGACGAGGGCGGATACTCTCACATGCTTGCGGGCCTCGCTTGGCCTTGCACGCTCGACTCTGTCGGGCACGAGGGCTGCGTTGCCCTCGGGCAGGCATCTGGTCTCATCGACCAGGACGGAAACGTTGTCGTGGTTGTCCGCGCTGCTCGAAACAACGGATGACCTGCGGCTCTACGTAGACATCGAGACGCAGGGCGACATCAAGAAGCTGCACCACAGCCAGCGAGAGCTGCTGTGCGTCGGTCTGCACAACCCGCTCCAGGGGACGCTGGTCATCCCGCGCGACCAGCTCGGCCAGCCCTGGCCCGAGCTGATCACGGCACTGCGGAACTTCCAGCTCGTCGCACACAACGGCAAGTTCGACCTGCCGACCCTGGGCTACGGCCTGGGCGGTGACGAGCGCTCCCTGGAGCTGGCCTTCGACACGCAGCTCGCACACTACGCTCTGCAACCGGCCGCCGGTGAGCACGCGCTTGAAGCACTCGCTGTGCGTTACCTGGGTGCTGAGCCGTGGGACGTGGGAGGGGACAAGACCAACCTCGCCTCTCGTGACCCTCTGCAACTGCACCGCTATAACGCACTGGACGTGCAGTACGGGTGGGAACTGCTCGAACTGTTCGAGCCACTGGTCGCTGCCGACAGCGATGTCCGCAACGTGTTCGAGAACGTGCTCATGCGGGCCTCCCGGATGCTCCAGAAGCGGGAGCCCTACGGCATCGGCTTCGACCCGGAGTACACCCGGGAGGAACTGGCCGAGGTCCTGGAGATCGACGCCACCAGGCTCCGCAAGACCCTGGTGGAGATGGCACACCGCGTGCTCCCGCGCACACGCGAGGTCATGCGCCAGCGGTCCAAGACGGTGAAGGACCCGGAGACCGGAGAGAAGATCAGGACCACCTGGAAGGAGGCCAAGGAGGTCGAGTACGAGTTCAACCCGGGCTCGTGGCAGCAGATCAAGGCTCTGTACGCACAGGCAGGTGTTGACCTGGCCTCGACGGACGAGAAGACGATGCTGCCCAGGGCTGAGCGGGGGGATGAGTTCGCGGCTACCCTCCTCAAGTGGCGTGGGATTACCAAGCAGCTCAGTACCTACGTGGTGAGCCTGCTGGAGAAGCAGAACCCTGTGCTCGGTGGCCCTCGACCGCGCCTGTTCACCACCTACAAGCTGCACGGAACGGTGACCGGCCGTCTGTCCAGCGAGAACCCGAACATCCAGAACATCCCTCGGGAGAAGCGCCTGCGCAGGATGTTCGTGCCGTACACGCACGAGCGCCTGCACGTGCAGGTGGACATGAGCCAGGCTGAGCTGCGCGTCATCGCGGCCGAGGCCGGTGACCCCTACCTGCTGGAACTGTTCCACAACCCCGACGTGGACATCTTCACGCAGATGCTGCCCGGCGTGTTCCCGCACGTGGACTTCACCACGGCCGATGACGCCACGAAGAAGGAGTTGCGGGCCAAGCTCAAGGGTGTGATCTACGGACTCAACTTCGGCCGGGGCGCTCGGGCTATCGCGGGTGCGATCGGGTCCTCGTTGGAAGAAGCGCAGCGCATCATCGACATGTTCTTCACCAACGCGGCCAAGGTCGGCCCGTGGCGAGAGAACATCATTCGCTCCGTTCACAACGGCACACCGCTGGTGTCCCGTTTCGGACGTCACTTCCAGCACGAAGTCATCACACGCAAGAACGCGGGCAACGTCGAGCGGTCAGCGCTGAGCTTCAAGCCGCAGTCGAACAGCTCGGACATCAACCTGCTGGCGGCCTGCGACGCACAGGACGAGATCGAGGACAAGGGCTGGGACTGGCACATCGTGGCCCTTGTCCACGACGCCACCACCATCGACGCTCCCGAGAAGGAGATCGAGGGAGCGGCTGAGCTGTTGGAGCGGAAGCTGAAGGGCCGAGCAGCCCTGCACTTCCCGGAAGTCCCATTTGCAACCGATGCGAACTGGGGTAAGACATGGGCGGAGACATCATGACCGACGAGAATGACCAGCCGACACTGCCCGAGCGCACACAGGTGTGCCCCTGTCGGGGCGGTGACCTACTGAACAACCCGCAGGAGCACTGCCCGACCTGCTCGGGCGAGGAGACCAGGAGGTTCTGATGCCGGTTCAACGCATGTACGTGCTCTGGTGCGACAAGGGCTGCGGTGTCTACCACCAGCCGGAGAACAACGCCTTCGCTAGGGAGGTGGGCGCTGCGCGCAAGCTGGCCCGAGCTGACGGGTGGAAGGTGCCCAGCAACACGAAGATGAGCAACCAGGAGATCGTGTGCCCCGCCTGCCGTCAGGCGCAGGTACACGCGCTGACCGGCCTGTAACACGAAGAAGCCCCCTGCACACGCAGGGGGCTTCCGTCGTTCGGTTACTTACCGACCCGGCGCTGGAGCCAGGCCAGCACAGGAGTCAGGACGGCGATGGCACCGCCGACCGCCGCCAACTCCCAGTCGAGCTGGAAGCCAGGGACCGCCAGATCGGCCCCCAGCGCGCCCAGGAAGGCCAGAACCGAGGCACTAATGGCCTGACCCAGGGTCCGCCATCCTCGGTTCGCAGCGTCCTTCTGAGCCACGATCTCGCCGTACGCGTTGTCCCCGTCTCGGGGCTCGGGAACCGGGTTCGTCATCTACTTCACCTTGATCGTCGCGTCGAACTGCGTGGGCAGGCCGCCCTCACCGCCGCTGGACGGGATGTCCAGGTTCTTGACGGCGCGCTCGGCCTCCCGGCGAGCACACGCCCGGATGAGCTGGGCGTAGGACTCACCGGTCATGGTCTGGATGGAGGTGAGACCGGACCCGACGTACTGGCGGGCGGCCAGGAGCCCGGCGCTGGTGGCCGGCCCCCACTGGCCGTCCACACCGGTGGACCCGAGCAGGTCACCGAAACCGGCGGCCACGATGAGTCGCTGGACGGCCTTGACCCCCTCCGAGGGGTTGGGGATGCCGTCGCCTTCCTTGAGTCCGAGCAAGTCGGCTCCTTCCGTGATGGCCCCAGGGGGCTGTGCGAACGTTCCATTGGTCACCAGCGCATATGCCTTGTCGCCGGGACAGGACGTCGAGATGAAGTCCCTGTGCCCGAGCACACGCGGGTGGTTGTCGTGGTCCTCGATCAGCCACTTGCGCAGCCGACGCACCGAGTTGATCTGTGCGTCCGGGATCTCCTCCGCCGGTCCGGTGGCCAGCGTCACGCTGTAGTGCGTGGCGTTGCCGCCCGGCTGCGCAGCCTGCTGCCGGTTCAGGCCCCGGCCTTCGAGGATGTAGTCGTGAGGGCAACTGAAGAAGCTGTAGCCGATGTCGGCCCAGCCCCGCTGCGGCCCTCGGTGGAAGGCGCGCGTGTTGTGCCAGTACTGCACACACGCACTGTGCGGCTTGCTGGCCAGGCCGAGGTTGCCGCTGTCGTAGTGGATCACCAGCCCCTGGCTGATGTTGGCGTAGGAGGCCGCCGTGTTCCCCCAGCCGAGGTCAGCCCGGCTGACGAAGTTCTCCGGAAGAGCCATGTCGTTCCCTTACTGGCAGGCGTCGCACACGGTGTCAACGCGCTGGTAGTCCGGCTGCCTCCGTACGACCTGCTTGGAAGCCTCGGGCAGCCAGTCCTCTTCTTCGGTGGTCGTGCTTTCCACGACCTCCGGTTCCTGCTCATTCCTCATGCTCACCCCGTGATGGCCTGGACGATGATGGTGCCGACCGCAGTCAGGACTGCTGCGACCAGCAGGTAGATCAGCTTCTTGCGCCCGTCGATGTCCTCGTTGTGCGCCTTCTCGATGCGCGCCGTGCGTTCCTTGTAGTCCGCCTCGGTGCGGGCAGTCGCCTCCTTGAAGTCCTTCTCCAGCTCAGCGACAAGCCGTTCGACGCTAGCGATTCTCAGATCCATGAGCTGAGTGAAAGCCCCGATCTCAGCGTGCGTCACCCGCTGGTTCAGGCTCTCCCGCACTTCCTTGCGCATCTCTGCAAGGTCCTTGTGCAGACTGGCGAGCCGATCTGCCAGGTGTTTAGCTTCGATCATCGCTGCTGACGGGTTCTGCGTGGTCATGGATCTCCCGTGTCTGGTACTGAGCCAGACGGGCCTGCGCGATGGCGAGATCGTACTGGACCTGTGAGAGTTGAGCGCGCAACTGCTCGATCACCAGCATCGCGTCAATTTGCACGCCCGGCTGGGTGTTCTGATACATGACGCCCCCCTGCATATTGGTACGAACCCACCCTAACTTGTGGTCGGACCATTAACCAACGCCTGCTGGAAGAACGGTGCAGCATTGAACACAGTGTCCAGACGAAATGCCTCGATGATGTCCGCTGCCTTGTCAGTTGCCAGCAAGATCTGCTGAAGAACATCCTCAGTGCAGTTCAGGGCGGCTGCGGCAGGGCTGGATACGGTCGTAGAGAACGACGACAGCATCATGCGCCCACGTTCTGACGTGGACAGGCGCACACGCTCCTTGGCGAAGGCTCGGGCCTTGTCCAAGTTCTCAGTCGGCAGCGCAGGAACCGCGTTGTCGGCGGCCATCAGCGTTCTGGGCTGCATCCTCTGCTGCGGCCCTCGCGGAAGTGGCTGCGCTCCGTTGAGTACCGCCCTGCACTCGGCCTGGACGAAGTCCGTGTAGGCGGGGTACACGGTCACCGCAGCGAAGTCATCGGCCTCGGGGTCTTGCAGGCCACGTCCGATGTATTCCAGCGCCTGTGCATTGTCGGTCAGCCCGAACACCTCGGTACGATTCCCCAGTGCCTGCACAGGGATCTCACGAACCCAGTGCAGGGGCTGTCCGTCTTCGGTGAACGCACTCCCTTCATCGTTGCGCATGATGATTCGGTCGAGTACGTTCCTGCCCTGCACACGCCGCTCTACGAACTCCACTCGTGTGTAGCGGGACATCATCCCCCCTCCTTAGATGTTCCGGTCTACCCAGAAGGATACGTACTGGACGCGGTGCGTACCGTCACTCGAACTGGTAGCGAAGAAGTTGCCGGTGTTCTGCACAGTGACGGTGACCTGGACCTGCCGCCCCAGAGTTCCGTTGCCGTGGCCAGTCGCAATCGCGAGGCGATCCCCGTTGGGGGAGTTCGAGCCGTACGGGAACTCCCAGTTCGTGGTCCCAGAGCCGGTAGTCCCGCTCTGCCCCCAGATCACGAAGTCGTGAGAACCCTGGCCACCGGTCAGACGCCCTCGAAGGAACAGGTTCCAGGTCTCGAACTGCACACCGATGTTGCCGTAGCTGCCGAACTGGTAGCGCAGGTATGCGCCGCCGCCGTTTCCGTGGTTCAGCACCAGGTCCGTACGTCCGGAGCTGTTGCGCGTGACCTCGGAACCCGAGAGCACCACGCTGTAGGACCCGAAGCCGGAACCGTCGCCGGGGGTGCTCATGAACAGCGAGGAGTCGCGGGCACCAGAGGCACCGGAGTACATGGTCAGGCCAGGGTTGGAGGCCCAGGTAGCCGTGTCCGAGATGACGATGCGGTTCTGCCCGCTCAAGCCTGAGCGGTAGGTGCCCGTGGTCACCACGTTGCCCGTGGCCGACGAGACGCTGAAGGTCTCGTTGCCGTTCTGGTCGTACGCACGCAGTCCGGTGCTGGTCATCTTCACGCCACGGTTGGTCGTGGCTGTGGTCTGGATCGTGGCACCGGTGATGGTGTGCTTGGCCGTGATCGCGTCGGCTGCTAGCTTGTCCGTGGTGATCGCGTTGGCCTGGATGTGCTGTGCGACGATCGCCCCGGCGTCGATCTTGTCCGTGGTGATCGCGTTGGCCTGGATCTTGTTGGCGCTGATCGCGCCGTCCTCGATCAGGACCTGGCCGTTGGTGGTAGCCGCGAAGGGCTTGGTGATGCTGAGCAAGCCACCACTGCCGTCCATTCCGCTCAGGATGACACGGAAGTAGACGATGACGGAGAACGAGCCTTCCGGGATGGCCGCACCGTTGGACGAGATCAGCTCACCGATCCCGCTGGAGGTGAACTGGACGGTTGCGGTCGTCGCAGGCTGTTCCAGCAGGTTGCCGTTGACGTCCAGGAAGCGCGCGTACCCCGCCACCTGCACCGTACTACCCGCAGGCTGGCCAGAAGAGATGAGCTGGGCACGGAAGATGACCCGGCCCAGGTCCTGGTCTATCTGGATGCCCGCGTTGAGGTCGTTCAGTGAGGCCGCTTCCACGCTCTGCACATAGAAGAAGCGGTGGGTGCCATCGGCGTCGTAGAACAGGCTGATCCCGTTCTCACCGGTCGGCGTCGAGTGCGATCCCCAGCTACCTCCGGAGTGTGCACTGGACAGGGACTCACGCAGGGCGCTGAGATCGGCGTCCTGCATGTTCGGGTCGGTGATCAGGTTCTTCGTGTTGCCGACAGCGATGCGGTCAGCCGTCAGAGAGTAGGCCCTGACCTTGTCACCCGTGATCTGCCCGGCCGCCACGTGCCGGTTGCGCACCGCATCGTCGGCCAGGATGTCGTCACGGACCGCACCCTCCTCCAGCAGCTCGTAGCCGATGGAACCGGGCGAGACATCCGTGGGCACGAGCTGATCGGTGGCGATCGACTGCACACCCGAGGGCTCGGACTCGTTGCCCGAACGGTCCACGGCCACGAAGTAGAAGTAGCGCAGCTCGTTGTAGGGCTGGTTCGGCACCACGGCCGAGCCCTCCCGGTACAACGTGTCGATCCGCTCGAAGTCCTCGACCGGGTCGGCGCTCATCCACACCTGGATGTGGTCGAAGTCCAGCGGCATCGGCAGGCTTCCGGCCGCCAGCCCGTCCCAGTACGCCTGGATCACGCCGAGGCGCGTCGAGAGCACAGGGGTGGTCGGCGGCGGCGGCGGTTCCTGGTCCGGGTCAACCAGGATCGTCTGCGTAGGCGTGAAGGGGCCACGGCGTTCGTTGCGCCCAACAGCGCGCACACGCACCTGGTACAGCTCTTCGACGTCGAACGGAGACAGGAACGCCTGCGTGTCCGGAGAGTCCACCACCGTCACGAGCTGCCACGGGGCAGTGGCCACCGCGTGGCGCACCCACACCTCGTAGCGCCGGATGTCCATCGGTGTGCCATCTGTGGCCGTGGTCACCGGCAGCCAGCCCGCGCTGATCTGGCCGACAGCCTCGCCCCGGTTGTCGATGTACGTCTCGGAGTTGAGAACCAGACCCGCAGGTGCAGCAGGCAGGCGGGTGTCCTCGCTGGGAGCGCCACCACCGCCGCCGGGCTGGCCAGTACTGGTGGTCAGCGAGTCGAGTGTGCGCTGACGTCGCAGGTCCCGCTCGATGAAGCGGTCGTTGAGCACCAGGTTGCCCGTGACACCCTGACTCTTGTCCGAGGTCAGGGTGATCTGGCGCACACGCAGGTCGTCGTTGGTACCGTCCTTGCCCGGGGCCGTGATGAAGTCACCCGGGAAGTAGTTGATGAGCGGCAGGTACAGCGTGGTCGGGAAGGCGATCTCGCGTGTCATCTGCACACGCCGCCCTGTCGTCTGCGACAGCCTGGCCTGCGCCAGAGCGATGAGCGTGCCCGAGTCGGACACACCGCTCTGGTTCATGGCCTCCTCCCACGTGCCCCAGGGCTGGAGGGAGGTGTTGTTGGTGACCGTGACCCGGGTTCCGTCGCCCATGATGAAGATGCGCCCGGCCAGCGCCTCGTAGGACGAGTCGTTCGGAGCGTCGAGCAGGTCCCTCTGCGCGTGCAGGGTCACCGAACTGGTGCGATCGGCGTGCAACGTGGTGTCCACGTTGTAGACCTGGAACGTACGGCGGTCGAACCGCCAGTCGAAGACCCCCTGACTGCACAGGGCGTCCACGATGGACCACAGGTCCTGGCCAGCGTCGAAGCTGAGCGTCAGCGTGATGTTCCACGGCTGTCCGGCCGAGTCGTGCGTGTTGGTGAAGTCGTAGGTGAGGCCCGGCACGTTGCCTCGGGCCTTGGCCTCCTCGATGAACGTGCTCAGGATGCGGCCAGGCGTGGCCGCAGCGAAGGAACGCTTCCCCTCCTCATCGAACTGGGAGGTGTTCATGTTCCGGATCTTGCGGAGCTGCCAGCCGTAGTGCGGCATCGAGTAGCGAACGATCCCGAGCCGGTCAGTGGGGTCGTCCTGCTCCCGGATGGCCAGGAAGCGGCAGTTCGGAGGCTCGATGTAGTTCGGATCGTCCTGCGGAGCCAGCTCCAGCGCCACCTCACACGGGTTGGCCAGGTACGTGGCCCCCGGCACGTGCTTGGGGTACTCCAGAGCCAGTGACGGCAGGTCGTTGAGCGGGATGCCAGCGTTCCAGCTCAGCGGCATGGGGAGCTGGCCCAACCGAGAGCCGTTGGGAGCGTAGGCGATCAGCCGGTAGCGCAGTCCGGTACGAACGATGCCCGGCAGGATGCTCTCCGAGGTGCCGGAGGCACTGCCACCGAACACGATGGCCGCCGAACCGCTGTCCGAGGTGTCCTTGGCCCCCAGACCATCGCCCGCGAAGGCCACAACGCCCTCGGCTGCACCCGTGCGTGCGGCCACACCCTCGCCGCCACCATCGAAGACCGCTGTTGCGGTCACCTGGTGTGCAGTTCCCTGCACACCCGACGCCGCAGCGCTGAAGACGACCCCTGCCGAGGCCGCATCGTCGCTGCGCTTGTGCCCTGCCACCTCCGTGCCGACAACGAACGCGCCGGAGCCGGTGTCCTCGCTGCTGCGCTGCCACTGAAGAAGACCGCTGAAAGCCACGGAGCCGTCCGCAGAGACGTCCATGGACCGAACACCCGCTGCCGACCCTGCAACGGCCACAGCGCCCGACACAGCGTCGTTCCGGGTGCTCGTTCCGGCGACTGCCCCGGACACCGTGAACTCCCCGACCGCCACACCGCCGGTCGTGTCCTCTCCGTGGGCGTGCGCCCCGAAGAGCACACCCCCTTCAGTCATGGCGGAGACAGCCTTCGTACCGGAAGCCTGGCCGCCGAAGACGACCGAGCCCTCAGCGCTCCCTCCGATCCCCTGGCTGTGCTCCTCCTGCCCCTCGAAGACCACAGCTCCCGTGCCGGAACCGCTGCGGCCGAGCAGGACCGCCGTCTGTGCGTCGAAGACGACAGGGGCGTTGAGCAGCACGGCACTGCTCTTGGCCGCGTCCACGCCACCGCTGAACTCCAGAGCAGCCGCACCCTGTCCGGTGACTGCCGTTGCAGGTCCGATGTACGCTCCCTGGTCCGAGACGGCCAAGCCGCCGATGCGGATCGGGATGGGGTAGAAGTTCGGGTTGCTCTTACGTGCGACTACCAGGTCCAGCGCACTCTGCACCTCGGGACCGGCCTCGCCGTCCACCAGCAAATCGTATGCCTGCTGGAAGGCAACGGTCGCATCCTGAGTCTCACCGCCGTAGTCACCATCCGCCCCGAAGTTCGGCAGGATTCCGGGGTCCCAGGCGAGCAGCTTCTCCTGGTAGGGCGTGACCAGCCCACCGGTGTTGGCGTCGTTGTCCCCCAGGCGCAGGGTCGTGTACTTGTACCAGCGGTACCCGGACAGCGTGAAGCGGTCCGTGTTGGTGAGGGTGTGAGCCCAGGTGTTCTGCCGGAATCTCGTGGTGGTGTTGCCAGCGAACACCCGACTCGTGATGTTGCCCGAGCCATCGTAGATGATCTCGTACCGCAGGAGCTGGTCGAACGGCACGGCATTGCCGGACTCACTACCCTGCACCGCTGGAGTCGCCAGGTCGGGGAGCTGGTACCTCGTCACCACGTTGCGACCCGAGGATTCGCGCATCACCAAGGTCACCTCGTCGGTGCTGGCAGTGCCCAGCGTGAAGAGGTGGCGGTACTCGTTGATGTCGAACGGGCTGGTCAACGGGAGCGGGCGCACGTAGAAACGCACAGCCCACGCACCGCTGGGGAGCGCATAGCTGATACGGCCTGTGTCGTCTCGGGTGTAGTGCGCCCTGAAGTTGATGTTCGTCAGGCCGTTGATGGGATAGGTGTCGTCGTAAAGCAGCGACTCCGGGTTGCTCAAGGCAGTGGCTGGCGTGCCCGAAGCGGCGATGGTGCCCGTCGTCGGCTGCGTGCCATCAGGCCCGGAGAGGCTGTTCTGGACCGTGATCGCCACGGCAGCCTCCTTGGACTAAGCGTTGGACGCGGTGATGGAAAGCTGAGTCAGGGTGAAGGTGCCGTCGCCTGCGTAGACCTCGGAGTTGTCCAGGATGATCGAGCCCTCCCACTGCGGACCAGCGCTCCACAGGCCGACGTAGGCCACGGTGCTGCCGCCGGGGATCTCGAACTCGGCCGGGGTGTCGATGCCCACCGAGCCCGCCGTGGCCGCGCCCCAGCTCGGGGTCTGGCGAGCGTAGGCACCCCCGCTCACCTCGTTGGCACCCGTGCCGCCGGGGTCCGACTCGTGCAGCGAGATCGACGTGATGGCCCCCGCCATCGCGTCCAGCGCCACGTTGAAGAGCGTGTTCTGGAAAGCCATGCGTTCCTCCTAGATGTGCGTCTGTCGAGCCAGGATGGTCAGCTCAGTATTGCTCGTCGTGCCCGCTGCTGACACCGTCACGGAGTTCGAGTTGTTGCCCACGACGAACGAAGGAACGGACACCAGGGACAGCATACCGTTGCCGATCGTGCGCAGTCCCGAACTGACGTCCGAGCCACGCTGTTCCCAGTCATCGGTCGTGTTGCGCCACGCCGTGTAGGTCGCGCAGTCCACCAGAAGGTACTGGCTGGCGCTGATCACCGGGCTGAGCTGCCACTGGAACCCCGTGTCGCTGGTGTTGTCCCGCACGATAACGTTGGACACAGGACCACGCACACGCACCAGGGCATCTGTGATGGGGCCGGACGACGCCGCAGCCACCGTTACCACCTGGTCAGTGCCGGGGATGGTGAGCTGCTGCTCACTGGCGTTGATGCTCTGCCACCTTCCCGAGGGGTTGTGCAGCATGATCGTGGTGGTGATCATCCCGGCGGCGCAGTAGAAGTCCGGCTCGCTCATCGAGAGCAACTGCATCTGCGTCGAAGTGACCTGACCTTCCTCCAAACGACGCACAGTCACAGGATTGTTGCCTCCTGTGCGCATGAGCGATCGAAGGTACTGCCACTTCTGTCGCAGCCCCACCGGATTCTGGTCACGGATGCGCACATTGAAGGTCATGTTGGTGCTGGAGAGCGGGTCGTTCCACTGCGGGATCTCCCCGTGCACACCCGGCACCTCCAGGTTCACCCTGCGAGGAGCGATCTCCGCAGCGTAGCTGCTCCCCTCCAGAAGCTGGAACCCCAGCTCGGGTTGGTGCAGGTTGAAGCCTTCGATCGTGTATTCGAGCATCAGTCCACTCCGTCCAGGGCGGCAGCGTAGGCCAGCGCGCGGTTGACCGTGACCGAAGTGGGCTCAGCCTGCGGGTACTGGTTGTTGATCTGGATCTTCCAGCCGCTGACATCCGGTCGGCGCACCGAGGACAGACTACGGCGCACACCCGCCGGGGCCGAATCGCGCATGGCGCTGAGCGGACGTCGGGGGATGCGGAAGATGTCGTCCGGAACGAAGTTCGGCGTGAGGACCTGCGCCCCACCCGAACTGTTCTGGCGGTTGATCCACTCCAGCAGCGGTCCGAACTCCCGAGCCGACCGGGCGTTGACGACGAACTCCCGGTCCGAGAGCAGCGCAGGAATCTTGTCCTGGCGTGTGCCGCCAGGTCCGGAGACCCAACCACCGTCCTTATGGCCCTGAGATCCGTACTGTCCGCCAGCCCCCGTAGACACGGTCGGGCTGACCGTCAAGCGGACGTTACGGTTCCACCAACCCTTGACCGAGTCCCACCAACCGGTAATGGATTCCCAGAACCCTCCGGTGCTGGTAGTAGGTTCGACAACCGCAGCCTCGTTGGCCTCTCGCATCAACGTTTCGATGTCAGAGAGGAGGCTGTTCATCTCTTCCAGAGCCTCAGTGGCGTCGCCGTAGAACTCCAACGTGGGGTCGGCGTTGTCGAACTCCGTCTCGGCGTACTCGGTCATGCGGTCTACGGCCTCACCCATGGAGATTTCGCCCTCACCCACCTGCTCTAGCAGGTTGTTGGCGAAGTCCACACCGCCCTGGTCACCAGCCTGGGCGGCCTGCACCATGAAGTCGGCGAATACAAGGCTGAAGTCATCGAGTACCTGACCTCCACCCTGTCGCCACAGATCGACGAAGCGGGCCACTTCCTCGTCTGTAGCGTTAACGAGCCCCTGAACGATCTCAGCGCCCTCGGAACCCATCTCGGTAAGTCCGGCCACGACATCCGCTGGAACGCCGTCAGCAGAGAGCTGGAGGAGGTTCTGAGCCCACTCCATTTGAGCTTCACTGGCGATCTGCAACTGATCCAGATAGAGGCTGAAGCCGCCCTCTACCTCCAGCAAGCTGGCGAATTGGTCTTCGAGCCCATCATTGGCTACGGCTAGCGCATCACCCCAAGCGGTCAAGGGATCGATGAAGGAAGCGAAGCCCTCAGCGAGGGTGTTCACGCTAATGCCCAGCCCCGTGATGGTGTCGGACATGATCTCCGCCTGGAGATCCATCTCCGAGAGTTCCATCGCGGTGACCTCAGTGCCATCCTTCAACCGCAGGGTTTCGCCGACCATGAGATCCTGGGCGGACACTGTACCGAGCATCGAAGCCGTTACCGCTTCGAGCGCCTCACTCATGTCGTGTGTGGCATCCAGCGCCAAAGCCTGCTCAGAGCGCAGATCCACGGTACCGAAGGTGACCACACGGAGCGCGTTGGCCATGTGGTCCAACGTCTTTTGCCCCGTGGTCATGTTGCCGTACATGGCCTGGACTTGTGCGTCCAACAGAGCAACGCCATCTCCAGCGTTGGCCATCTCCAGTGTGAGCGCCGCCCCCAGGTCCACACCGGCGTCCTTCATGACCTCCAGTGCTTCCGCATTGTTGTACGCGGCAGTCTCCATGAGCGCTGCGTCGAGTACAGCGGCACCATACGCACGAGCGGCCAGACCAACAGCGACGATGTTGTCCTGCACCGCCTCCGTAGTGTCTACGGTCGCATCACGGAGACGTTCCTGAGCGTCGAACAGACCCACGGGAGCGTCAGCCGCATCGCTGGTGGCTTGCTCCAACTCCGCCATGGCATCAGCCTGACCCCGAGCACTGTCACCCGACTCCCGAAGGACCCCAGCGATGGCTTCCTGTGCCCTGGCGAGGTCCTCAGCGGACTGCTGTGCTTCACGATCGGACTCGATACCCTCCCGGTTGCTGAGTACACGGAAGCGTGAGTGCTCCAGGATGGCCTGAGCCGACTGGGAGTAGGCGTTGGTGGTGTTGTCCAGGGCGTCGATCTGCTCGAACGCCGCGTCCCGCGCCGCTCGGTAGGCAGCCGTATCAGCAGCGAGCGCATCTTGAAGGGCCTTACTACCTCCAGCGGCTTCAAGGTACTGCCTGTTGGCTCTGACTACAGACTCACTGGAGCTGTCAGCGGCGCGAGCAAAGTCCTGGTAGGCCAGCACCAGAGCGGAAACACCGGCAAGAAGCGCACCGAACCCTGCTAGTGAGCCCAGCACTGAACCGAGCGTTCGCACAGCGGCACCAGCAGCCGACGCAGCAGCCGTGAACCTCGCCATACCCGCAGTGGCCGCGTTGGATGCAATCGTGAACGAGTTCATCGACGTCACAGCGGCCAGGCGCGAAGCCGTGTTCGCCCCCACGCTGCGCGTGTTCGCCAGCAGCGAGGCCGTATTGGCTGCCGTGGCTGCGGTTCCAGTGCTGAAGACCCCAGTAACGGCCATCTGTGCGGTACGCAGTGCCAGAAGACCACGAACCACCGTCGTGCCTGCGATACCCAAGGTTCCCAACGCGGCAGCAGCCGCCAGAGCCACGATGCTCCAGCCCAACACCGGAGCGGCGTCGATCGAGTCCAAGAACTGGATCATCGAGGTAGTACCCTCGACCAGCCTGGTGATGAAGGGAGCGATGGCTTGGACCGCGTTGAACAGGAACTCGTTCCAGGCGTTAGACATCAACTGCACACGCGCGGTCAGCGTGTTGAAAATACGATCCGACTCACTGTACAAGTACGTAGCATCTTCGTACGCAGTGCTGGCGTTCGTTACCGAATCCTTGACCACATCCCAGTTGGCTGCGAGTCGTGCCAGCATGTCAACGTCTCGGGTGTTGATGATCCCCATCTCACGAAGCACAGGGATGAGGTTGGTCCCCTCCTTGTACATCTCGTTCAGACTGGAGATGATCGTCCAGAAGAACTGGTCGGCGTTGTCGCCGCTGTCCAGAAGGTCGAGCAGCGCATCCTGACTCTGGCCAGTGATGTCGGTCAAGATCTGCATGGAGTCGCCAGCACCACGGGCGCTGACTTCCAGGTGGTTGAAGACTCGCTGCATAGCACCACGAGCAAGCTCGGGACGAATACGCAGAGAGGCCATTGCACCACCCAGACCCACAATGGCTGTCTCGCTGAGACCGGCCTGGTTACCAACGGTCGCAATCGACTCGACCGTGTTCAGGATCTCCTTATCGGTGGCTGCGGAGTTCGATCCCAAGAAGGCGATGGCAGAGCCGAGGTTCATAACCTCATCCTGCGGAACATCAGCCATCTGCGTGATGCGGGCAAGAAGCGTGGACGTCTCATCCGCAGTGACTTCAGAAGTCGCCGCGAACAGAGCCACCGTCTCGGTGAACTCGATCAGGTATTCGTTGGCCACACCGACCTGAGAGCCGAGCTTGGTGATCTCCGCGAGTTCCTCGAAGGCAATGGGGATCTCACGACTCATATTCCGCACGGCACCGACGATGGTGTCGAGTTCGGAGACCGTCGCCTGTGATACACGGGCAATCTGGGCGATGGCCATCTCCTGCGTGGAGAAGTTCTCCCACATTGCCCGCGAAACACGGATCGACGTGTTCTGGAGGCTGTAGAGCATCCCTTCGATTTCACCGACCGAAGAGCGCAGAGCCCACAGAGAGCTGTCCAGACCGCCTACAGCGCGCGTGCTCTGGGCGAGCCCGGCCGCCACTGCCCCACCGGTCTGCGCGAGCCTCTGCTGCCCTTGTGCGGCCTGCCGGGCGGAAGCTGCAAGCTCGCGCTGCTTCTGCGCAGCACGGTCTGCGGCGGCAGCGGCTTTGGCCTCCTGCTCCGCAGCACGCACAGCGATGCGCACCTGCTCCATGCGCTGCTTGTTCACCTCGCGCGCAGCCGCATCGGCATCGCGGGCGGCCTGGCTGGCGTCTCGCTGTGCGGTGATGAGGTTCATCTGGGACCGGACGGCCTGCCGCTGCCCGGTACCGAGGCTGTCGTAGGTCTGGCGCAGGCGCTGGAGTTCCTGCCGCAGAGTGGTGTACGCGGTGTCCAACTCGCCTGCGGAGTTGACCCCCATGTCCATGGCCCGGCGCACCTGGGACAGGCGCTCGTCGGTGTCCACGATCTCACGGGCCAGGCGGCGGGCACCGGCCGCCGTCATGGTCTGGTTCTGCTGGTACTGCTGTGCCGACTCGGAAGCCGTGGTGAAGGCGGTGGCGTTCTCGCGCAGCCCTCGGGAGAGCTGCTGGTTCGCCGTGTCAGCCTGCCGACTGTCGGCCGCCAGCGTCTGCATCATAGAGGCGAAGGGCCGCATCGCCTGTGCAGCGGTGCGGCCCGAACGCTCCATGCTGTTCAGGGCAGCGGTGGCCTCGCGTGTGGCCGCCGTCAGAGTGCCGATGCTGCGGGCCGCTTCGCGCGAAGCACGCAGAAGCTGGCTGGTATCAACGGTGATACGTGCCTTGGCTTCATAGGCCGCCGTCATCTACTGCCTCCGACTCTCGTACGACTCTCGCCTCGAAGGCAGAGGTTCCTTGCCCCCGAACATGTAGGGCACAGGGTAGATCGTATCCCCGAAGCCCTTGTTCGACTTGTCCTTACTGGCCTTGTCTCTGGCCTTCTCCAGCTCTTCGCAGCCGTAGCAGTGCGACGTCTCAGTCTTGAAGAGAATCCGGTTGTCCGTACTGTAGCCCCACCAGGCCGGGATACCGCACTCCTTGCAGGTCTCATTCTCCAGGACCGTGAGTGCGTTGGCCAGCAGGACGTCCTCCCGCGTCCACTCTCCCGGCTGTGCGCCGTGGATCATGGTACGCGGGGGGACCTTCCACTCACGCGCGGTCTTCACCGCCGTCAGGTAGTTCCTGTTGTGCGGCTTGGCCAGGACCTCAGCCAGGAAACCCGGCATCGGCCGCGCGCTGCATCACGTTGCCGCCCGAGATGGCCAGCACCATGTTGGACTCCAGCTTCTGGCGCTCGCTGGGGACGAGCCGGGCGTAGAGCTTGTCCAGCTTCTCCACCGTCAGGTCACCGCCGAACTGGGCACCGGCGTGGTTGTAGATGCCGTGGATGGTGGCGAGCATGAGGCACTTGCCCCGGTAGGTCGCCGCCTCCTCGTCCTTGTCGATGTCCTTGACGTTGGGGAACTTCCGCTTCGTCAGCTTCTCGGACTCCTTGTGGACCTCGTCCGAGGGCATGGACAGGCGGAAGACGAACTTGAGCGAGCTGGTACGGAACTTCTCGGACAGGGCCTCACGCTGCTCACGCAGCTCGGAGATCTCCTGTTCCTCCTCGTAGGTGTCCGCGAAGGTGCCCCCGGCCAGGCTTGATCCGACCCCGGACTGCTTGGCGGCCTTCTGCTTCTCCTCGATGGTCCGGCGCAGGTCCTTGACGCGGCGGTCGATGTCGTTGATCCGCCCGGCCTTCTCGCCGTCCAGGTACACCGTGGCGCTGAAGGCGGGGTAGCTCCACTTCCGGTCCAGGAACTCGTCCAGGTCGAAGGTCTCGGCGTCCAGGTTCTCCAGCTCGGCCACCTGCTCCTCGGTGAGCTGGCCGCTCTCGTTCTCGCTCATGCTCGTCCTCTTCCTTCCGTGTCACCCGTGTCAAGAGGGTGTGCGCGAACGACACGGGAGCCCGCGCACACCCCGCTGATGCTTCTCCCCAGTTTAGGAGACAGCGCCACCCACGGTGACGATGCCCTCCGAGGACCGGCCCTGGGCGTAGAACGGAACCTGCATCCGGATCGGCACGCCGTCCTCGTGTAGGGTCCGGGGGTCGCCGCTCAGGAAGAGGAAGACGGAGACCTCGTCGCCGTCCACGTACGGCTCATCGTGCGGCTTGCCGACGCGCTCGACCAGGTACCCCTGCTGGAGCGGCGTCTTGAACAGCTCGTACGCGATGTTGTACGCCGACAGAGCGTTCGTGCTGTCCCGGTCGCGGAAGAACGTGAGGTTGCCCTCGTAGTTCTTGTAGACCGGGTTGGCCACGTTGCTGTCGTCGCAGAGGCTCTTCGTGTCGTCGGTGTCACGCTCGGTCCATCCGAGCGTGTAGTCCGGCGAGGTGATGGCGCAGGTGATGTTCTCGCCTGCGTTCAGCTCCTCGGCGGTGGGCGCGTTCACGTCCTCGATGCCTGGGTCACCCTCGGTGACAGGAATCCAGTCCACCCGAATGTTCGGGGGGAGCATCTTGACCTCTCCGGCCACTTGGCCCTCCTTCTATACGTCTACGGTGCCGACGTAGGACACCGGCACCTGGTATCGACTGTTGACACCCGACATGTCCAGAGGCTGCCGGATCGTCCCAGCACCGTCCTCCCGCAGCTCTCCCTCGCCCAGAGGCTGGAAGCCCAGCAGAAGGTCGCTGACCGCTTCGGCCAGATCCCTCACGGCGGGTCCTGTGGGTCCACAGATCTGCAAGATAAACGGTACCGTGTGCGCATTCGTACGCACACCACCGAGTGAATTGAAGCCGAGGCCCCCATCCACTCGCTGACCCCACCAGGCGACGACGTACGGCTTCACTTTGCGTGAGTCGTACATCGGCAACTCTGCCTCGTCGGGGACGCCTTCTTCATACACCTGGTCCACGGGCAGCAGCTCGTGCAGCCGGGCCAGGATGGCTTTCTGCCAGTCACGCAGGTTGGCCACTACCGCGCCACCTCCGTCCGTGTCCGACCCCAGACCTCATGGTAGGTCTGCTGTACAGCGCGCATCGGCTTGATGTTGTGCGAGGGCACGCCGAACTCCTGGTAGGGGGCATAGTGCGGATTGCCCTCGGCCCAGCCGAACTCGATGCCCACCAGGGTCAGTGAAGCGAACTGGTAGGACTCGACCTCCGAGCGCATACGCCCTGTGTCTACGCGAGAGCGCACACGCACTGACTGGCGCGCGGTCAGCATCTCCTCCCCGAAGAACGCCACAAGCTGGTCGTATTTCAGGTTGAGCTGGTCGGTCGCCCAGAGCGCCAGGCTGGACTCACCGTCGTCGTAGGTGAATCGCCTGCTGCTTCTGGGGCGGTAGGTGTGGTACCACCGGAACTCGGCCATCAGGGAGACGCCTCACTCACGTCCGCGCCGCACAACAGGTTGCGCAGCCAGGGGTTGGAGCTGTTGATGGTGTTGCGCACACGCAGCGTGTACGAACCGAGGTCGTCGTCCTGCGGCCAGGTGCTGTCCGGGTCCGGCGGCATGATCTTGATGATGGAGTCCACGGGGATGTGCGGCACGGGGTTGTTCGGCCCGAAGGGGATCTGCACACGCACGTAGTGGAGCATCTGCGGGTCGTTGCCCGAGCGTACCGACCTGGCACGCCAGTCCTTGTTGCCCTGGATGCGGGCCTTGCCCGTCCAGATCACAGAGGTGCCGCCGCCGATCAGTTCGTTGGTCTCAGGGTCCCAGCCCGAAACTGGCGCGTTCTGCACGTGGATCTCGATTCCGCGCAGCATGAAGCCCTTGGGCACCCTGCGGTGGTGAAGCATCCACCGGGGGTCCAAAGACCAGCGCGCGTTAACAGCCACGTGTCACCTCGGCCAGTAGATGGGAGGGCGGGGGTAGAAGGGGATGATGTCGAACGCGCTGTTGTCGTCGCGTTCGTCGTCCCGGTCGGCGGACTGCTCAAGGTCGCGGGCCACGCCGAGCAGGGCGTTGGCCACCTTCGCGCCGTCCGTCTGCAAGTCCTCGGTCTTGATCACCTTGGAGATCAGGGCCTCGGACACTGCCAGCGCGCGACACGCCTGTGCTGCCGCGCGCTTGACGTTGCCGTCGTTGACATCCAGGTAGGTCTGGATGACCTCGTCCGGGAACAGGTTGGAGGGCGAGGCGTTGTCCTCCCAATCGACTTCCTCGAAGTCCGGGATGAGGTGCCTGACCTGTTGAACCGTCACGTCTCGCCCTCCTCTCTGCTAGCTGCCGCTGGGCTCGCCGGAACCGTCCGACACCAGCGTGCCGGAGGGGTCCACACCGGCCGCACCGGTGATGTGGCGGACGCGGTACTGAACGTCGTCGTTCAGGAACGAACCCTCGGTGCCCGGAACCTCGCCGCCGCCGATGTAGCGGCCGGTGTCCCCGGAGATCCGCAGCTCGGGAGCCTCGCGGCCGGACATGAAGGTGGTGATGATCGCCGGGCGACGGTTGCCCGCCGAGCCCGCACCGTCCGGGAGCAGGTACCAGGTGGTCGCGCTGTTGTCGGAGGTGTCCAGGATGGGCAGCCACTCGTTGACCACCACGCGCACACGCCCGCGCAGCGGGTTGGCCATCGTGGTCTCCAGCTCACCACCACTACCGTCCGGCACGCGCCGGATGATGTTGGCCTGGGCCAGGATGGTGTTGGCGGTCAGCTCCAAGGACGGAGGCACGACCAGGACGAACGAGCGCACACGCACCGGCCGGGTGCCGTTGCCCAGGGTGCGCTGCGCCACCAGGTTCACGGCCTCCTGGAGGGTGTCCATGGTGAGCGGCGGGTTGTCCGGGAAGATGTTGCCCTGGGGAGCCCGGGGGCCGAAGTCCCAGCCGGTGTTGAAGAACGCCGGGTTGGGGCCGTCCTCCGTGGCGAGCACACCCGTGGTCAGGACGTCCTCGGTGTCGCGCGCCGAGTTGGCCATCTCGCCCGGGAGGGTCTGGATGACCTGGTACTCGTCGTTCAGGAACGCCTCGAAGCTGAAGGCGTAGCGACCACCGTACTTGTTGATCCCGAACAGCTCCTCCTCGGCTTCGAGGGAGAAGGTCGGGTACTCGGTCAGCTCGGGGATGCGGGGCAGCGCCAGGCTGTGCCGCTCGAACCCACCGTTGGAGTTGATCATCTGGGACATGTCCGACTCCCAGCGCATGAAGCGCTGCGGCCGGAAGTCCGAGACCTGCCACGGGGTGGAGAACTCGCGCCACTGGGGCTGGATCTGCTCGTACTGCCCGAGCAGTGCGTACTGGGTCATGACGCGGAACAGCTCGGGCATGTCCGAGGTGGACAGCGCTTCCTTGAGCTGCGCGCGGGCCATGAACCCGCCCTTGTACGCCTCGGCCAGCTTCTGCGCCAGCTCGACGGGCGTGTTGATCTTGTACATCAGGTCCTCTCCTACGCGACCGGGTTGGCGATACGGACGACCACACGGCCGTCAGAGGTGTGCCCGACCACGTGACCGAAGCGCGCGTCACCGGCACCGGTGACCAGCACGTTCCGCCCATCGGGGCCGGTGCCCTCGCTGATGCCCACGGCGGTGCCGTGGGTCAGCGCGTCGCCGCCCTCGATCTCGAAGGCGAACGCACCCTTGAGAGCGACGCTGGCGTAACCAGCCTCGTTCCCACCGGTGGAGGCGGGCACGGTGTTCCACGCCGGGTCGCCCATCGCGCGCCGGATCGGGGTGGAGGTGTAGCTGTTGTCGCCCTCGGACGTCTGGGCGACACCGACCAGCTCGCCCACCAGCACGGGGTCACCGGACAGGGTGCCCTCCGGGACCGGCAGGGAGAGGTAGTCGGCTTCCTTGAAGATCTCGTTGGTGGCCATCTGCTACCAGCCCATCTGCGCGAAGGCGTTCTTGTAGGCGTCCCGGCCGCCCGCAGCCGCCTCACGGACGGTGCCGGTGCCAGTGCCGGTGTTGGTGTCGTGGCCCTTGCCCTCGGGCTTGACCGACTCCTGCACCTGCTTGAAGTACTCGACCTCGGCGGCGATGGCCGCGTCGAAGTCGTCGCCGGGCTTGTACGCCTCGGCCAGACGCTTCCGGCTCACGGCCGGGAGGTCGGTGGCGTCCAGCTTCTCGATGAGCTGCGCAGCGGTGAGGGTGTTGGCCTCCTCCACCTTCTGCTCGTGCTCGGCCGCCTTCTGCTCCAGCCGGTCGAAGCGCTCGGACAGCGCGGTGATCGACTCGAACAGCTTGGCCAGGCCCTGCTTGTCCTTCTCGGTGAGCTGGGCGAACAGCTCACGCTGCTCGGTACCCGACTCCGTGCCCTTGCGGGCGTTCTCGGCCATACTGACCAACTTCCCTCCTGCACCCGCATGGGTGACGATATCGACCGACAGGCCCTCGACCAGTTCGGTCACGATCAGTTCCCCCGTGGCCGGGCTCTCATCGGTGATACCGATGGCCCGGATGGACATCCCGGCGGTCTCCGCGTAGAACTCGACGTCCTCTCGCACAGACTCACGGAACTTGACCTTGGCGTACAGGCCCTTCCCCTCGACGGGGTCGTCCTCGTACTGCGCTGCCTCGGTCATGGCACCGACCAGATCCTTGACGGATCGTTCCGGCCGCTGCCAGTCCTCTTCCCACGTGGGGTGATCGAGGTAGATGTGGGTCCCGGCCGGGAACGCCGTGGCACCATCGCGCTCCAGCACGGAGGCGGGGTAGTACCCGGACGAGCCGTGCACGTCCCCCTCGATGAGCTTGATCCGCCAGATGCCCTTGCTCTCGGTGGCCTTGGCCTTGGCGGTCGCCTCATGGAGTACGGCCTGCTGTCCCATGTCACCTCCTCCTCGCGCGTATGGTACTCGACATCAATAGCGTAACGTAACCGAGCAACGTAATGAAACGTTTCCCCCGCTACGAAACTCGGGTATCGTGTTCCTCGACATCAAACCGATGAATCCCGCCCCCGCGCACGCGAGGGCCGCGACTGAGGGTTTGGGCACGAGTGCGTCCGTGGGGCGGACTGATCAGCCTTGTGTTGAAGCCCGGGGAGTTGACTTGTCCTCCCCGGGCTTCTGTCATGTCTCGTCCGTGTGCGCCTGGCCACCCTCGTCCCGCAGCTCGTGGTCGCCACGGCTCATCGGGTCCACCTGCTCGGGCGGTGCCGTCTGGTTCTTGACCGCCAGGGGCAGCTCGTCCTCGGTGGGTGGTTCGACCGTGGTCGTCTCCAGCTTGACCGCCTTCAGGATCAACTCGCGCCACTCCTGGGGGAAGAGCACACCCGTGCGTCCCGCCATGTCGTACGCCTGGATCAGGCGGTGCAGCGGGTCCTCCGAGACCGGCGGCCAGTCCAGCTCGACCTCACCGACGCCCAGAGCCCTGAGCACACGCCGCAGTGCGTCGTCCATGAGCTGCTGACGCGCTTCCATCGCCGTGTTGGTCGGCGTGTCCAGCGTCTCGGCTGTGGCCCGGTTGCCCGAGCCTGGGTCCGAGGTCAGCATCGGCAGCGGGATCTCCAGCCCAGCGGCGATCATCGACGCCAGCGGCAGCCCAGCACTGAAGTCCACAGGGCGCACAGTCTGGAGGGCCTGCACGTCCTGGTTGGCCCCGAGGCTGACGGCGGCCCCTACGTCCGCCACACGGCCCGTAGCCGGGTCGTGCGAGGGTGCCGTGGCCAGCTTGCTGGAGACGCGCTGCTGGCCCTTCTTCGTGGAGCTGGTGACCTTCCAGGCGAAGCGGGCATATGCCTTGGCCAGCGTCGCACAGTTCTCCAGGAACTCCTTGTACGCCTTGGACCAGAACACCACGGCGAAGACGTCGGGCACACCCCACGTCCAGCCGACCTGGCGGTTGAAGGCCACGTGCACGATGCGCTTGCTGGCGTCCACCTGGACCTGCCCGATACGGGAGACGGGCGCAGTGTCCAGCTCGTCGGAGGGGTACCAGACCTCGACCTGCTCCTCGGCCGGGGCCGAGGTGTTGTAGTCCGAGAGGTTGGTCGCTCGCCGGGTGTACGTGCGCTTGTAGTACAGCGCCGTCTCCGTGTCATCCACCGCCGTGACGACGCCGCTCATCTGGTAGAAGGGGATGCGCTGCACCGTGCGCCGGGCCGCGTCCACCAGGAAGATCAGGTTGCCGTCGCTGGCCGCCGTACGCTCCAGTTCGAGCTGGGCCAGCGTGGTGCCGAAGGTGCGGTTCACTGAGGGTGTGCGCCAGGCCGCGTTGGGCTCACCGATCTTCACACCCTTGCCCCAGATGTAGGAAGTGCGCACAGCGATGCCACGCTTGACCAGGGGGTTGATGGTGACCAGCGCCCGGCAGGTTTCGGCCGCCCGCTTCAGCGTGTCGAGCGGCATCTCCTCTTCGGACTGGAGCGGCCCGAGCGGCTTCCATCCGATGTCGTCCACCGCCAGCACAAGCTGGGCCATGGACTCGGTCAGTTCCTCGTTGCGATGCTCCAGCTCCGCGATGACTTCCCGCACCTGCGGATCATCGAGCTGAGACAGGTCTCGACCACCTGTCATCACCTGCTCGCTCATGGTCCTCCCCTTCATCTGGTGAGGCCAGTGTAACGGCATGGGAAAGGCCCGGCAGTTACCAGGCTGCCGGGCCTTCTTCCCCCTCATCCGTAATGTGCCTGCCTGGCTGGACTTGAACCAACAACCTCCCGGTCCCAGACCGGGTGCTCTACCCATTGAGCTACACGCAGTTGCGGGGCGGTACCTCCGGAGATGTACCGCCCCCAGTGAGAAGTGAAGCAGAGGACCATGGGTGGTAGGAGATCCTTCGCTCGCAGAACTCACATTACCTACTGGCCATTCAGTCCGCAACCCGTTCTAAGCGAACCAGGTGAAGCTGTACTGCCCCTGCCCATCCACAGTGAACTCCCCGTATGGGGTAGTCACTACCTCGGCAGCCGCGTTGTCATCCCACAATCCATCACGCTCAGCCGCGTCCTTCACAGCGTTCAGCGCCAACTCCATGGCCTGCAAGTTCTTGACAACCTCATCAGAACGCTCCATCAGTTCATCAGCTCCTTGGCCTCGTGGTACAGCTTCTTGATCGAGTCGGCATCCTTGAGCTGTGCGTAGCTGCGCACCAACTGCTCAGCCATGTCCATGCGCTTGAGCTGGTCTTCGGTCATGGCGTTGCGAGCGTTGCCACCACCCTCAGCCTTCAGAGCCTTGAACTCAGCGTGGTCAATCTTCAGGGTGGCCTTGGTCATCATCGTGGTGAAGGTGGAGGCCCAAATGCCGAAGGACTTGGACGTCTCGCTCATCTCGTAGATGATCTTGAGGGTTTCGGTGAAGGAGTTACGAGCTTCGATCCCGCTAAGACGTGACCGCAGCCATGCCTGCCGACGCTGCTCGTCAGTCAACATCTCCTCAGCACTGAGGAGGTAGGCCCGGACCTTGCGAGCTACGTCCGACTCGGTGAGGAGCATCCCTACGTTGAGGATGGCCTTGCGGTTGAAAAGAGCCAGGTGGCGAGCAGCCGGGAGTGTAAGGGACATGTTGTCCCTTACGAAGTCAGTGCGCTCCTGGCCCCGAAGAACCCGGTACCCATTGCTCTCCAACTCTTCTCGGTTGCGCTGGACTATCTTCTTCACCACCTCTACATCAACTTCGTAGAAGCGCGCCACCATCTCAGTAGTGGCGTGGGTGTTGTCCGGCAGAAGGCTCAGCGAGCCAGCCTTGTCGAGAACGTCGAAGCGGTCAGTGAACTGGGAGCGCATGGTGCGAGACTCAACCAGGACTTCACTACTGATGGACATGGGGTATCCTCACCCGTAGGGAAACTAGACAGTCCCCATGGTACCAGGCCCGGTAGCTTCGGCTCCGGGCCTGTGCTATGTCCGGGGGCCGGAGTGTAACATCAGTGACATGATACCGAAGATTCTCCACGCCTTCTGGGGCGGCCCGCCGATGCCAGCGCACCTGCGCAGCTACCTCCGCAGGTGGGAGGACCTGCACCCGGACTGGGAGCTGAAGGTCTGGTCACCGGACACGCTGCCCGAGCTGCGCAACCAGGACCTATTCGACCAGCCCGAGAAGTACAGCCCGGCCTCGAACCCGTGGCAGTGGAAGTCGGACCTGGCCCGCTACGAGCTGCTGTGCGACCAAGGCGGCCTCTACATCGACTGCGACCTCGAACCGCTGAAGTCCATCGAGCCTCTGGTGCAGGGGTGCAACGCGGTCGTGGCCCGCGAGGACCGCACCTACATCAACAACGCCTTCCTCGGCACAGTGCCCCGTGGCCGCTACATCTCTGCCATCCTCGCCGGACTCCGCAGGTCCGTACTCGCACAGCCCCGAGCCCGAGTGAACCGTCAGATCGGAGCGCACTACATCACCCGAATTGCACGCCGCATTCCCGACGTGCGTATTCTCGACGCAGGACTCATCTACCCGCTGCACTGGTCCGAGCTGGACCAGCGCGACACCAAGCCGGTGGGCGAGGCGTACACCAAGCACCACTGGCAGAACCGCACTGACCTCATCGCGAAAGGCGAGCTGTGAAGGACAAGCTGCGCGACCTGCGCACACTCACTCCGCTGGAGACGCTGGAGCCGCTGTACGAGCTGGCGGCCATGGTCCCCGAGGACGAAGTCATCATCGAGATCGGCACCTATCGAGGTGCGTCGGCTTGCTGGCTGGGGGCCGGAGCACGCGACGGGTTCGGTGCGCACGTCTACACCATCGACCCTCACGACCTGCCCGGATACCGCACCACTACCGGGCGGGGCCGGGGCGGTCTGGACTTCACCGACCCGAGCATCCGCGAGGACGCGGAGCGCCAGATCCGGGAGATGGGTCTGACCGAGCACGTCACCATGATCCAGGGCTTCTCCGTGGAGGTCGGCCAGCAGTGGCACGGCCCCAAGGTCGGCCTGCTGTTCATCGACGGTGACCACCGCCAGGACGCTGTCCGCAAGGACTTCGCCGCCTGGGAGAAGCACCTGTCCGAGGACGCGGTCATCGCCTTCGATGACCACAACGAGTCGCATCCGGGAGTTCCCGCCGCTGTCCAGGGGCTGGTCGACAAGGACGTGCTCTCCGAGCCCGTGCTGTTCGACCGCCTGGCCGTGTGCGGCTTCATCCCGTGGCGTGAGCGGGAGGTCCGATGAAGCTCTCCGTCTCGATCATGGCCCACCGCCAGCGCCAGGCGGAGGCCGAAGAACTCCAGGGCTGGCTCGGCGGGGACACGCGCATCGCGTGGGACCCCAAACCCCAGACCTCGGCCGACCCCCGCCAGCGGTGGGTCACCGGTCGTCTGGCCTGGGAGATGCACGACCCCAGCGCCGACTGGCACATGGTCATCCAGGACGACGCCATTCCCGCTCAGGACCTCGTGGCCGGGCTGGAGAACGCGCTGAAGATCCTGGGGCCGGAAGGGTTGGTGGCTCCCTACAGCGGCACCGGCAAGCCCAACCAGTTTCACGTGAAACGCAACATCGCACACGCCGACGAGAAGGGCCACGCCTGGTGGTCCACGAAATCCCTGTGCTGGGGTGTGGCCATCGTCGCACCGGTGAAGACCATCAAGCCCATGCTGCGCTGGTGCTCGCTCACCCCGCGTGAACGTCTGAACTACGACATGCGCGTGGGGATGTACTACCGGGACGTGCTGAAGTGGCGGACCTGGTACACCAACCCCAGCCTGGTCGAGCACAGGGACGGCGTCAGTCTGGTCGGCCACGGCACGACCAGCCCCGAGGGCAGGCGTGCGCACAACTTCCTGGCCGAGGGCTCGGCCGCCGACGTGGACTGGTCGCGCACCCCGCCCAAAGGGCTGATCGTGAAGTGGTGATCAGTACGGGCTGATCATCATCTCGGCGGCCTCCAGCATCTCCTCCAGCTCCGCGTTGGCGATGTCCTCCGCTGGACTGGTCATGGTGTCCCCGTCCTGGGGGCCGTCGAAGATCTCTGCGCTGGCGTAGACCATGCCGTCCGCGTAGTCAGGAGACTTCACACCCCGCTTGCGCATCTCCTCCTTGGTCTCGATGTACATCTTGGAGGTGCGGTAGTTGAAGCGGATGCCTTCCAGCTCGTCCCTGGCCAGCTCGTGCTCGACCACACGGCGGCTGCCGTTGGCCATCCCCTGCTTGAGCTTGTCGTACCAGTACGCTCGGGCGTTGCCGTAACCCTGCACTGAACCGCCCTGCTCCAGCGGCGGGGCAGCCGCACCGTTCATCTCGATGACGGTGAACCACGCCTGACCCTCGGCCTCCAGCTTGCGGTGCTCGAAGGCCAGGGTGTCCACCACACCAGCGCCGAGGCCCACGACGTCCACGCGGATCTCCACGTCGAACTCGGCCTTCTTGCCGTTGTCGTCCACCTCGCGCAGCTCGTCGGCAAGGTTCATCACCTTGTGCGCGGTCTGCACGGTGTCCATGCCCTGCCACGAGTCCACGACCCACATGAGCCGCCCGCGCCGGGCCACCACCGTCGTGCGGTCGTCACCGAAGCGCGCCGGGTCCACGCCGATCTTGAGCTTGCCGTCCGGCTTGGGGAGGTTGTCCTGGTCGAAGCCGCGTGCCAGGACGGCCGGGCCGAACAGACTCATCACACCCTGCTCGGGGAACTTCGCCTCGACCTTGGACATGTAGCGCGGGTCGTCCTCGGTCCAGGCCCGCCGACGCTCGTCCACCCAGTCCCGCTGCACCAGCACGTCCGGCAGCGGCATGGGCACGGGTTCACCGGTGAAGTTCGGCGTGACGCTGGCGGGGATCGAGATCCGGTTCCACATCGAGGCGTAGCGCTCGTCCAGGAACACCCGGCCGAACTCCGTGTCCCGGTCGTCGGGGTTACCGATGGCCAGGATGCGGGAGTTGGCGGTGGTGGTGATGGCCTCGACGCCGGTCCACAGCTCCTCGGGCACGCCGCAGTTGCCTGACCACATGGTGTACCCGTTGCGGCGAGTGAACAGCAGGTGATCCTTGGGCATCGTCGCACAGTAGACCATGCCCTCGTAGTGGTTGACCTGCTCATTCTCGTTGTACATCTTGGCGTTGGAGGACCGGTAAGGTCTCGTCACCACGTACCCGTCCACAGAGGACGTAGCCACGTGCCCATCCGGGAACGTGGTCTGCTTTCCCGCCAGCTCACGCTTGGATACGACAGAAGGCATGCCCGTCTTCAGGATTAGCTCCTGGAGGTCGTCAGCCATCTGTGGAGAGCTGGTATAGATCACCTCACGAGTACCGTGCCAGTACCCGTCGCCCTCGGCGTAGGCGTCCAGGTAGACCCCAATCTGTCGCGCGGACGCATTGCGCACGAAGTCGGGAACACGGCGCACGAGCTGTGTGCGCCCCCACTGCGCCAACTCCCGAGCCAGCTTGGTGGAGTTGATCAGCACGTGGTCACCGTGCTTCTTGGGATTGAAGCCCAGACGCTCGCACAGCTCGAAGATGCGCTGGTACGCCTCGCGTTCGGCCGACTGCGTGATGCACACGCGCGTCAGGTCCTTGCTGATCGACCCTTCCGACCCGAACCAGCCCAGGAACGTCAGCCAGTCATCCGACAGCTCAGCATCGTCCGGCTGGCCCCAGTCGATCACCTTCTTCACGAACTTGTTGTTCCAGGTGGCGATCTCCTGGCGCTCCTGCGTCCTCCAGTCCAACGGCTTGCCGTGCTTGCGCTGGCCGTAGAGCATGGTGTGGTCAGGCGTCACCGCGTAGTTCAGGCCCTTGGCGCTGTAGTAGTGCATAGGGCCGCTGTAGGGCTTAGACACGAGCTTGACGGGCTTGTCGTAGTACGCCTCATGGGTTTGGGCGTCCATCGTCAGTAGACGCTCACTACCGTCCAGGTCAGCAAAGCGCTTCCACCCCTGGTCGGTCAGTACGTCCGTCTGATCGTCGTGGCATGCCTCGTCGATCACGACCAGGACGTAGGGCCGGTGGATGCCCTGGAAGGCGTGTGCGTCGCCGTCAGCGGGCTTGCGGCCCATGCCGATGAGCGTGCCGTCGCTGAGCTTCCACTGGTTGTCCTGCGTGATCTTGCCGGGCAGCGGTAGGCCCGCTGCCTGGGCCGCCCGGTGGTGCTTGCGCAGCTCCTCCCAGAGGATGGCGTTGACCTGGTGGTAGGTCGGAGCCGTGGTGATGACGATGGCCTGGCCGGGCGGGTGGACGCTCACGAACCACGCCGAGATCACCGAAGCGATCATGGAGTTGTGCGTGGGCACCATCTCGCGCCCGGCCAGATACAGGTTGTGCGGTGCGTCCACCTGGACGCATTTCGTCTTGACCGTGGGCACACGCCGTACGTCCACGATCATGCGCGCGGTGTTGCGGCTGTAGGTCCGCTTGCCGTGGTTGCGCTCTCTCCAGCGCGCGTCCTCGTCGGCGTTGTGCGCGAACGGCGACTCCTCGATGCGAGCCACCACACGCCAGTTACCGGACTTGTCCTCGTAGCGGCGCGTGACCATGGCCTTGCCCGAGGCGCGCACTAGCTCCACCGTGCGCTCGGCGTCCAGCGGATCGGTGAGCATGAAGACTACGGCCCCCGTGCGGTCCACGTGCGCGAGGCGGTCGGCCAGGCCCTGGATGAACTCCCACCGCTGCCACTTGGCCGAGCGCAGAAGCTTGTCCCCCACCATGTTGGTCGGCCCGTAGCGTGTGGCCATCTCGTAGGGGGCCTCCACGAACGCCGTCTCCACGCCCTCGATGCCGCTGGGCAGCGGGACCGCGTGGTTGTGCTCGTAGGTGTTCGTGCGCAGGCTTTCGGCCAGCTCGACGGTGGTGTAGGTCTCGGTCAAGTGCCACCAGAACGACCAGTCCACCGCCATGTCATCGCGGTGGCACTGTACCCGGATACGGTTGCGCACCTTGGCGGGCAGCGTGTTCCACTCGTGGTCGCCCGAGCAGGTAATGGTGGTGCCGTCCGAGAAGACGACCTCGTAGGTGTCCACCTCCCACTCAGGGGTGACGGCCACCACCTTGGCCGCCCGGCCGTCCACCCCGATCAGCTCGTCCCCCGGCTGCACCTCGCCCATGGTGGTCCAGCCCGTGGGCGTGGGCAGCTCCGTGTCCAGAGCCAGGGCCTTGCCCGAGCCGTGGCAGGACGCCACCACCGTGCGCTTGTGATCACGCACCGACTCGGTGATCTCGCGCTGCTTCGACCACAGGTGCACACCCAACACGTCCTTGGCCCAGCCCGGAGGGTTGAGCCGGTACGAGTCCTGAACGCCGTCCACGCGCAGAGAGGCCACGGCCTCGTGTACGACTCCCAGTTCTCCCTGCACGTGTCCCCCTCAGTCCTGTTGCTCGTCGTCGGTGGGTTCGACCTCGGTCTGGTCGGCTTCCTCCACCGGTTCGTGCTCCGTCTTGTGTCCGGCCGCCCGGCCGCCGATCTTGATCCCGTTCACTCTTCCGCCGCCCCCTCGGCCTTGCGCAGCTCCTTGCGCAGCAGCTCCGCGATCATCTTCTTGCCCGGCCGACCCTCCAGGGTCTCCACGATGTGCCAGGCGTGGTGCAGCCCGGCGGCGTAGCCCTCGTCCTTGCCCCGGTTGACCTCGGCCTGGTGCACCGCGTCGGCCAGGAAGACCTCCCTGCTCTTGTCCTGCTGGCTGTTCAGCTCGTCCTCGATCAGCGGCACGACCTTGGCCACGATGGCGTTGGTCATCTCCTTGCTGAGGAAGGCCGGGCGCGGGCGGCGGAGCACCCCACCCTGGTGCTTGGTGTAGACCTCCAACGCGACGTCGTACGCCTGCTCGGCAGCGCGCTCGATCAGGCCCTGCTTCACTTCGGCCACTGGTTCTCCTCCTGGGCTATGGACGCCATCACGTCCGAGCGCTTGCGTCGCTCGGCGTGTTCTGGTGCTTCGTCCTCTATCACACCTAGTGATAGTAGCACTGTTACAAGATCATGGTCCCGTCGCTCCTTCCCCTTCTTGCGCCAGCGCTCCACACGGATGGCGGATTCGGCCATCCGGATGCCGCACTCGTACTTCTCCTGCGGGGTGGGCTCGTGTACGGGGCCGTAGTCGGTACGCAGACTCTCGGTCATGACTTCCCTCCAGACGCGAAAGAGCGCACGTACCACGCAGCGGAAGGGGGGACGCCCTCGGCCTCATCTCGACAGTGATGGCCAACCGCGCGGTACGTGCGCTCTGTGTGATCGTATCAGTCCACGACCCGCTCCGCAGAGTGGCCGACTTGGTTGGGGTCGATGCGCACCACCTTGGACTGGTCACCCTCCAGTGCCCTGGCACTGGCCTCGGCGTAGATCTGCGAGAAGCCCGACTCCAGACGGACACGGAACGCCGACCTCATCTCCTCCGGAGTCCCCGACAGGGGCAGCGTGTGCACCATGTCCAGCAACTGTTGGAGGATGTCCATGCGCGCCTGCACCAGGACCGTGCGCACCAGGTCCGTCTGCGCCCGCGTGAGCTGCACCAGCTCATCCCGCACCCGGTCCTTCTTCAGGTCCAGCAGCTCGGTGATCATGTTCAGGGTGTCCAGCAGGTTCTTGGTCTGCTTGCCCTCGGTGATCCGGTCACCGGCCATGACCTGGTCCCACAGCGCGTTGGCGATCTGCTCCAGCCTGCGAAGCTGGAGCATCCGCTGCTCGGCCACCGTGCTCGCGCCGTAGTTGCTGGTCAGGTACTCCTGCACCAGCGTGGCCGCGCGCTCGGCGTCGATCTCGGTCTCAGTCTCGATCTGAGCCCAGGTCAGGCCACGGGCGCGCAAGCCCACAAGCAGGTCCACGAGCGTGTGCGTGGGCTTGTACTCCTCGTCAGGCATCGTCCTCCCCTCCCTCGTCGTCCACAGCGTACTCCGTGGCATCGGTCTCGTTCATCCACACCAGCAACCGCAGCAGGTTGTCGGCCGAGGGGTTGTAGCTCTTGTCCCTGCGGCCGGACATCTTCTTAATCGTGCTCACTGGTACCCCGGCCTCGGTGGCCGCCTGCGCCAGGGTCACTCCCCGGAAGGCGGCCACCGACTTGACCGTGCGGTACAGCAGGTCGCTGTCCAGTCGAACAGCCCTGCGCTGAGGTGTGGTCACTTCCCCTCCAGCCTGCGCTGCGCCTCACGCTCGCGCTCCATGCGGGCCATGGCCGATCGGGTGCGCAGCTCGGCCAGGACCTTGGGGTCGGTCGCACGCCACACGAAGCGGCTGACCTTCACGGTGAACCACACACAGAAGGCGAGCACACCCAGCAGTACCAAACTCTCGGACACCGTTACTCCCCTTGGTCGTAGGCCCGGCTCAGCGAGCCCAGGCCCTCCTTGAGCGAGGTGAAGAAGCGCTCCTGCACCTCGTACGGGACGGCGGCCCGGAAGGGCACAGAGCCCTCCAGCGCCGCCGCCAGAACGGCCTCGCGCTGCCAGCCGTCCAGGTACTCCAGGCCCAGGTCCTGCATCACGTACAGGCGCAGGAACCGGTAACGGGAGTCCTTGTCAGCCATCGTTGTCCTCGCGCAGGATGCCGGTGCCGTAGGTGGCCCCGGTCTTGACCGGTTCGATGTAGAGCGTCGGACCGCCGCAGCAGTCCAGGTAGCCCAGGTCCCACTCGGCCAGACGACGGGCGTCGGCGGCCGACAGCTCCAGGTCGATCTCCTTGGTGCGCTGCTCGCCGCAGCCGTTCAGGCGCAGGCGGTAGGTGTTCGTCATCACTTGCCCCCGTTGGCCCGGCGCAGGATCTCGGCCAGGGCCTCGTCGTCGGTGTAGTTGCTGCTGTCCGCGTTGTCGGTGCGGTCGGCCTCATCGGAGAGCGCCTTGCGGATAGCGTCCTCGACTTCCTTCTTGCCCACTACGTCAACTCCTCCAGGATTTCGATGGCCCGCTTCACCGTGGCCGCCGTGTTGTCGCACTCGCCGCAGTCGTCGTCGATGTAGCCCCAGCGGCGGTCCTCGCACTCGTGCTGCTCCAGCTCACGGCGAGCCTCGTCCCGCTGCTTGCTGAGCTGGGCCAGCAACTCCTCGAAGGTGTGGTGCCCAGGAACGATCAGCCCCACAGCTCGGGCCAGGTCGTGCCGAGCCTCGTCCTGCTGCTTGAGCAGGGCCGCGTTCTCCTCCAGCAACTGGTGGATCAGCTTGGAGCACTCGATGTCCATGGCCTGGCGCTGCTTGACGTAGGCCAGCGCCAGCTTGCGGCCGGTGGCCAGACCCTGGTCACGGCCTTCGGCGTACTCGGCCGACTGCTCCCCCTCACGGAAGGAGAGCAGCCGGTCGAACTCCGCGATGATGTTCATCAGTTCGTCTTGGGGCAGATGTTGTAGTGCTTGCCGTTGCTGCCGCCGCAGCGCGAGCAGACCGTGCCGGTCAGCTTGATCGAGGGCTTACCGCTGGCGTCGGTGTGCTCGTCCTTGGACGGGTCCAGGATGTGCGTGGTGTCCGGGTCCTGCTTGTCGTCGGCCATGGCCGTCCTCTCACTCTTGTCGTGCGGCGACTGTTGTCGCCGGTCAGTTGTTGCGGGGGCAGTCCTGGCTGTGCACCCCGTCGTCCTCGAAGCAACCCCGGTGGGCGCAGGTGGTGCCCACCAGGCGGAAGCTGTCGGGGGCCGCTGCCTGGCCCCGGGCAGTGTCGTCGTTGTCCGGTCCCAGGTTGGGGACGTCGTCGCCCCACTGCGTGCCGTTGCGGAAGACCATGTCACTTCCCCCTGTCGATGGTCAGAACGTCGTCGGCCGCGAAGACCTCGCGGATGTAGCCGATGAAGGCTCCGTGCTCCCCGCCCGAGCGCGTGGCCAGGACCTCGTACCGGGAGTCCTCGTGCAGCGGCTTGGCCAGCTCGCGGATGTCGGTGACCTCGTACCAGGCCGTCGTCTTGCGGCCGGTGTAGTCGCCCTCGCTGGTGCGCTCGAAGACGTCTCCGACCTTCAGGCTGCCGGCCCAGATGCGGGCGTAGCGCACCTTACTCACGGCTTCACCGCCGCTCGGACGGCCGCGTCCTTGGCCTCCAGCAGGCGGTCCAGGGCCTTGGCCAGCTCACGCTCGTCCGCACCGTCCGCGTACTGGTTGGCGATCACGTGCGCCAGCGTGAAGAACGGCTGGCTCACAGAGCGCAGGTGCCTGGGCAGGTGCGCGTAGCTGAAGTAGCGCAGCACGGGGAAGACCTCGGCCGCGTTGCGGTGGGTCTGTTCGGTCATGCTCACTCCTCATCGGTACTGCTCGTGGGCGGGACCAGCTCCATGCGCACACCCAGTGCACCGAGCAGGTCCTCGAACTGGTGGAGCTTGATGCTCCTGCGGCCCAGCTCCCACTGGCAGACCTCCTCCCGTGCGTACCCCGAGCGCTCCGCGAGCGTGCGCTGGGAGATCCCGAGGGCTCTGCGGTAGGCCCGCAGGCGGCTCATCGGTGAAGGGATCGGGTCTGTCATGGCACTGACATTACCACACGTGCGCGCGAGGCGCGAGATTTTTTGACGTATGGGGCCAGACGTGTGGGGTCGAGCGAGGTCGTGGGGCGGTCACCTCCCCTACTTTATAGGGCCTACTGCCAGTATTGGTTTAGTCACCCCCTGTCTTCAATGGTTTATTCGCCCTGCTCTCAGCCTCGCCACCGCCACATGCACACCGCCACGCGCCACACTCTCGCCACACTCTCACTTCATTCTCACTCGTTATCTACCATACATATGGTCTGACCTGCACAAACAACCATTCCTGCCACCCTCTACCCCCTAGCTGTGGCAGGCATGGTTGCGCCATTCTGTCAACCATTACTCAGAGTCACCAAAATATGCAACGATTCCTGCCACATACAGTGTAAGGTCACGGCCTGGCATCAGGCTTGTATCAGAATGCTAGGTCACGGAATAGGAGTAGGCAGAGACCTGCCGGTGACCATTCTTAATACAGCCGTGCCTTTTCACGCATGGGCCACAACCACGCCTGCCACATGCAACCATTCCTGCCAGTAAGGGTCACCTAAATACAACCAACCCTGCCACCTAGTCTGACCTGCGCAAACGCGCCGGTGCAACCAAACCTGCCACACCGGTTGTGGCATGGTTGGTTGTTGCAACCATTCTGGCCACATGCTTTCACCTGCACCAATGCGAGCGTGTGGCATGGTTGGTTGTAAAAGTGCGAGATTTCGAGGGGGCAGCCTATATACCTTTGCCCCGGTAAACTTTACTTCTGTCAAATGTTTCTGTCGTTACTGTTTCTCCACACACACCATCACTCACACCCACCCACCAAGCGAAAATACAACCATCCTGGCCACTCACCCCTTCTGACCTGCGCAAACACCAATACATCCCACCTTTCCACTTGTGGCCGGTATGGTTGCGCACCCCCTTACGCACCCCCTCCCACCTGCACAAACACCACTTCCCGCCCCCTCCCCGCGACCCTCACTGTGCGTATGCGTCACTCGTCCCCGACTTCTCTTGTCCGATTACCGCCAACGAACACCAGTTCGCACAACCCAGAGCGCACCGATTCCGCGCGCGTGTGCGCGTACCCTGCGCGCGCGCGGGCTCTTGGCCTTCCTCGCCGCTGTGTTGTCTTCTCCGACTCGTTCCCCGGTTCGCCCCTCCCGAGGCGTCTACGCGCGTTCTAGAACCTCTGTGCGCACACGCACGCGATACGCGCGGGCTGAGGTCTCCACCTCGGACCCTCCCAACCCCTTACCGGCCGATCGAACAGTGTTCGATTTACCGCACTTGGCCAGGGCAAACAAAAGTCGGTACACAGTTGAGTTGACGGATACGGCACTAGGACCTAAGTTGGTGACCAGTTCGGAGCAGTCAGCCGAACGGCGGGGCTCCCAGCGGGGGGCCACGGGACGCAAGTCCTACCGCTTGAAAACTCCACAGCGTGTCCTACAACGCGAGACAAGCGCGTTCGGATGTCTGGCCTACAGCGGCCGGTCATGACTCGGTTCCTGCCGTGTCTTCCCGTTCGTATCGCGTAGCTACTGGCCTAGGTCACTCTCCCGTATGGGTAAGTGAAACCGGGCGACCGGTTCGGTCCGGGGTTGCTACACAAGTCGGTACAAACAACGGGGTTGACACATACGGCACTAGGCACTAGGTTGTTGATCAGTCGCCAACGGGCGACGGCGGGGCTCCGGCCCCGGTGTTTGACTCCTGAATAGCGTGTCTCGCAAGTGCGAGTCGTCGGGAAGCCTTTAGGGGTGGATTGGCGGCGTTGGGTGAGTAACACGTGTGTACGACGTGGAAAGTGTCGGCACGCGGCCTATCAGCTAGTAGGTGTGGTAATGGCGCACCTAGGCTATGACGGGTATCCGGCTTAGTGGATTACGGTCCATTGGGCGACCGGACACGGGTGGACTCTGTCCACTTACTTCTTGCTTCGCAAGAGGGCAGCACACAATCCGCTAGAAACTAGGGGTTGACAGATACGGCACTAGCCGATAACGTGGGACACGCAACACCAACTGAACAAGCGGACCGGTTCCCAGTGAACATGACGGTTCGGCAGTTGGGAAAAATCCATAGTGAGTGCTAATTGAAAGCACAAGCGCATTGGCGCTAGCGAAGTATTCTTCGGGACTGTCCCAAAGGCAGTAAAGACCAGTAAAACGAAACGTTCGGGGTTTCCCGGGCGGTAATATCGGGCGGTTACCCGCCACTGGACACACGAGCCGAGTGGAATGTGCCAACCCAAAGAATCCCTGATCCCGTGAATAACGGCTAGTTCGGGGCCTAGTATCACAGCCAGAAGTCTTGGACGTCATATCAGACGCATTGTGCGAGTATTTGGGCACTCACTCCCCTTGTGGGCTAGCGGCCGGATGGTGGGCCACTTTGATTCCTGGATATCGTGCGCAGTTTCGGACTAAGGTGAATGGCGGGGGTTTAGGTAACCTCTGGATTCCCAAAAGACACCGAATTGTAGGCTTCGCAGTCGGGTTTAGCTCCGATTGTGGGGAGGATTGCGGGGAGGGCTTCGGCCCGATCCGACTCCGGAACTGAACGCACGTGAGTTAGCGACTCGCCTACATATCGTAATGTCAATGCTGTTACCGCCACACCTTCACAGGTGAACGGGTAGCGCGTTGGGTGATCCGCACAGCGGAATGCACAGCGCGCTACCGGGCGGGACGGAAGTCCTACTACTCCACGGTAGGGCGAACGGCGCGGAGAGTGCAGCGCACACACAGTCTGGTCTTCGGACTGAGTGCGTGTGTGCTGGTGTGACACTCTCCCGTCGTGAGAGGGCAGGGCCGAACCAACCGGGTTCCCTCTTGCAATCCCTGCCCTCCCACGGCGCAAGCCGTACGCACACACGGTGTGTGCGTAGTGAGAAGTGGAGCGTGACATGTCCGGAATCAAGTGGGTTGACATCATCCCGACCAGCACCGACATCACGACGGTGTACGTCGGGCACAGTGCCGACCTGGACAATCGGTCGATCGGTTCGCGGATGGGTGGAGCGGCGCGAGATGCCGCCCGAACCCTGGCCAGCCGTATCGAGTCCGCCACTGGTCAGACCGTGCGCATCCGTACGCAGCGGCATGGTGACCGTGTTCAGACGGAGATGCTGAACACTCCGGTGACCGTGCAGCAGTACGTCATGGTCCCCACGACCGGTGAACTCAAGGTCAGTTACACGCTGTCTTGGGAGGACCGCCCGTGCACCACCGCGCACAGCTTCGGTGGAGCCGAAGCGCAGGTGCGCCGTTGGGGCAAGCCGGTCAAGGTCGTGCGCAAGCTGGCCTACTGGTGGGGAGAACACGAGAACGGAACGCGACAGTTCTCGGTCATCCGTACCGAGAACCTGACCGCTTCGTTCCAGTAACAAGGCGAAACGCGCGGTGTGCGCGTCGTTGTGGTGTGAGAGACCACGGCCTGAATGAGCCATCTTTCAGAACCTCGTGAGAAGTGGAGATATGCCATGGCTGCCCCTAAGACTGCTGAAGTTCTGGCCTACCAGGTGCGCCCCGGGAACATTGCCCGCTTCAAGGCGGGTGCGAAGCTCCCGGACTTCCTGAAGGTGACCAGCGTCGAGCCCGTTCGTGAGGCGGACGGGACTGTCAAGGTCGAGACCCGGGACGGCAAGCTCGTTCCGGCCAAGGTCGAGATCAAGGGCTTCGGACACGGCAAGAAGTGGGCTGACAACAACCAGCAGTTTTCCATGGTCGTGTTCGGTGACCTTGAGGTGAAGGTGCGTGTCAAGCGCGTCCGGGTCGTCGTTCTCAAGAACGGGGAGACCCTGGAGTTCGTGCGCAACGCCCGTATCCGTATGGCGAACTGGCTTCGCGCCAAGGACGTCAGTGGACGTGTCCGGACTGTGTACCTGAGTGAAATTTCCCGTAAGGACTGGGAGTACCGTCCCATCGTGTGATGTGCGCACGTGGTGGAGCACACCCCCACACCGGGGGTGTGCCCTGCCATGGCTGCACACCGCAGTCAGTGAGTGAGTGGAGAGACCTATGCCCAAGCACAGGACCCTGAAGGCTGGACAGAACGTGCTGGTGAAGCCCGTCTTCCACATGCCCAACGGGGAATCCTGCCGTACCTGGACGCACCTGGAGTACGTGGCCGGGCGTGTGGTGTCGGTGGCTGAAGACGGACAGAGCGCGGTGGTGGAGTACTTCGAGTTCTCTACCGCGCCGTGTTCGTGTGGACCGAACCGGCAGACCAGGAGCACCTACTTTCTTAGGGAAGTGGTGACGGGTGGGTAAGACGTACCAATCGTCTAACAAGGAACTCCGACCGATCATGCGTGCTGCCCGCCTTCAGGGGTGGAAAGTCACGGAGACCGGCAGGAGTCACGTCAAGTTCCTTCCGCCTGACAAGTCGAAACCGCCCGTGTTCTGCGGGGTGACGTTCTCGGATGTGCGGACCCTGAAGAACCTGAAGGCCAGTCTGCGGCGGAGCGGACTGGTGCTGGAGGATGTGTAACCGATTCTGTCGGTCCCCTGCGGGGGACCGGCGGTGTTGGCGCACACCACAGTGTGTCAGCAGTGAGAGAAGTGGAGCGCATCATGCACGAAATCCGGTTCGACAAGCACGGTGAAGCCGCTGCCATCGGAGAGGTGGACGTGACGGAGTACCAGTTCGCGGACGGGGACACCGTTCTGCTTCAGAACGAGCTGTACCGGCTCGTGATGGACAACTGGCACTTCCGGAACATGGTCGAGGAGATGTACGACCACGTGCAGGAGGAGGGCTGGACCGGGATCGGTGTCGTCACCAACGCGGACGGTTCCCTCTTCCACGCTGGCGTGACGTCGGACGACTACGGACGTCACACGGTCGGCAACGGTCACATGTGTGAGGTGGCCATCCTCGCGTCCAACGGCCAGGCCATTGAGGCTGCCTTGAAGGAGGCGGACCTTCGCGACTACCGCGCGGAGGAAGGTGAGGACCGCGAACGCTGGTTCGAGGGCACGGAAGACGTGTACCTCTACGACCTGGGAGCCGTGGCCATTCAGAAGGAAGTGCTCTCGATCGAGCGCGCGCTGTCGGACTACCCCATCCTCAACGAAGAGGCGGAGTCCGAGATCATGGACGACATGTGGCGTGCGGTCTTCCACCAGTCCCTTCCGCGTCTGGACTCGTCCATCGACGCTGACGTACTGGAGCAGGAGTTCCGGGGCGAGCTGGACAGCACGTGCCCGGAGTGCGGGTGGAACAAGGACCCGCAGGAGTACTTGGAGGAGTCGGACGACTACTCGGAGTGCAACGACTGCGGGGACTGGTTCGACGTAGAAGCTGACGGAGTCGAGAGGCACCCCAACCCGCTGTGCCCCTCCTGCGGGGAGGACTTCCGCATCCGGCGGGAGGAGGCGGACGAGGCGTGCCAGGAGATGTACGACTTCGACCCCTCGAACGGGGATGGACTCGTCATCCGCTGGACGGACGGCTACTACTACGAGTGGTTCGCCAATCGTCGGGAGTGGGTCAAGCGTATGAAGCTCAAGGACACGTACGTGGTCAACGAGTAGCAGGGAGACGGTAGGAGGGTGCACGGGCTCCGGCCCGTGCGCCCGATACTGGCACCCTGCCAGTGAGTGAGGAGAGATACACCATGGGTGAGAACCTGCACGCGCTGTCGAGTCCGTTCCCCACGGACTTCGCGCCGATTACCAAGGAGGCGCACTGGACCGGGAGCGGATACGCCTACCGGTTCCGCTTCCCCAACAACTTCGGTGCGTCGGTGATCCCCAGCGGAGATCTGTGGGAGCTGGCTGTCCTGAAGTTCAACCGTGGCGGAGGCTGGGAGCTGTGCTACAGCACCGTTGTGACCGATGACGTCCTTCCCGGGCTGAGTGAGCAGGACGTGGCGGACAAGCTGGCCGTCATCGCTCGGCTGGACTCGAACGGACGTCTGCCCCTGCTGGAGGGGGAGAAGCCCAAGCTGAAGGAGGATCACCAGATCACTTGGAAGCACGCGGACGACTACGCTCCGGAGCAGGGCGGAGTGGTCGTGGACATCACGGTCAAGCGCCGTGCGACCGTGGAGTTCCCCGACATTGACGAGAAGTTCGTCGTCTGGGTTGAGGTGGGCGCCATCCTGGCCGAGGTCATGGACCCGTGGGAGGACGAGGAGATCCACGACGTCATGCGTTACAACTACCCGCAGGCATTCAAGGACGGAGAGTGACATGAACAAGGTCAAGGGGCTGCTGATCGGTGCGGGTGTGGGTGTGCTGTCGGCCTTCGGCATCACCGGAGCACTCGTTGCCTTCGGTGAATGGACGGCCTACGCATCGGAGTACACCTATGCGGGACTCAAGTTCGCGGGTGAAACCGACTCTGGCTGTGGGCTGGAGCTTCCTACCGAGCTTGGCCGTGACGCTGGCCTGACCGTGCTCTACTGCGAGCATGAGAACGGCTGGAGCTTTATCCCGGAGCACTGGTACACGACCTACTACATGGAGGACTGACGTGTCGGAGAAGGAGCGCCGCTACGGAGTGTGGGTACAGAACCACAACTCGGAGTGGCTGGGCCTGAACTGCGGCATCGCGGACATGCGTGTGCTGTACGACCTGACCCGTGACCAGGCGTTCCGCTTCGTTCAGCGGATGCGCCTGGTGGACGGGGAGCGGTTCAAGGTGCGGGACGAGTACGACGGTGTGTGGGTGGCCGTCCCGCTGAGTGAGGAGAAGAGCTGAGCATGTGCGCAACGGGTGACACCAACGACATCACGGTTCCGGACGGTGACGACGAGATCGTCATCGGCTACATCGAAGAGGGGGAGTGCGACCACTGCGGGGACTTCTGGTACGCCTACGCCTTCCGTGACCGCGAGGAGCTGAAGGAGTACCAGCTCGGCACGTACGACGACGAGGAGGACGCCGAGGCGGCCGTCCGCGAGGAGTACGAGAGGCTGGGACCCTTCGAGGAGGACGAGGACGAGTGATCCGGTGACGGGGGATGGCGCACACGCCCGGCTCGGGCTGGGGTGTGCGCTGTCTGCTGGCACACCGGCCAGCTTGACGAGAGGTGACGCATGGGTTACGACATGTACTGGCACAAGGCCCCCGAGCGTGTCGAGGACGTGGGCATGGTCTGGCAGCGCTACGGAAAGGAGGGCTGACGATGCGGAGCGTTCTCCACATCCTGGGTGTGGGGTGGCACGAGCTGCTGCGCATCCTCCAGAAGCACGTGGGCAGGCACGGAGCACACACCGAGGGCAACATGCTGCTGATCTTCTGGGTGTGCGTCGTGGCTCTGCTGGTGGTCCTGATCATCACGGTGCCGTGGCCGGTGCTGCTGTTCACGGTGTTGGCAATGGGACTGCTGTTGCTGGCGCTGGGCTGGAGCGTGCGCAAGTGAGTAGCCAAGAAGTACACCATCAATTGAGGAGTGAGAGCATGGGTGAGCACGACAACCTTCGGCCCGAGGTGCGGGACAACCTGGCCGAGTTCCTGCGGGACCTGGCTGAGCTGACGGCGCGGACCGGCATCAAGGTCGGGGAGATCCTGCCTGGCACGGGGGCGTACCTGGACACCGTGACCGGTGAGCACACCGTAGCGAAGAACCTTTGCTACAACGAGGCTCTGTCCGTCTACGAGGCGGACGAGGTGGAGAACCTGGAGCCCGAGGTTCGCAACCTCGGCTGAGCCAGCCGGGCGCGAAGTAGGAGGATGGCACACGGACCCTGACCCCGTCCGTGTACCGTCTGCTCACTTCGAGCACTAACATGACTGACATTACTTCCGAGTGAGAGGGTAAGACCGTGGCACTCTTCAGCATCCAGGCCATCAAGGACGCCAACGCCAAGATCGGCCAGCACTACTTCAGCCCGGACACGATGCGGTTCTTCAAGAGCCGGGTCATGCAGGACGTCTTCCCGCTGGAGGACGGCGCGCTCTTCGTGACCAGCGAGCGGCGCGAGGGTGACGTCCGCCGGTACACCATCCGCCGGGCCTGGGACGACGGCGACATCACCACGCTGGACGGCTTCCAGTCCTACACCAGTCGCAACGGAGCACTGAAGGCGGCCAAGAAGGCGGCAGCCAACATCAAGAGCGCGAGCTTGAACAACCCCCGCTGAGTGAGAGCGCCGCCCGGCGACAGGCCGGGCGGCTGGACAGGGAGTGAAGAGAAGTGACCGAGGACCACAACAAGCCGCGTACCGCCAAGCAGAAGGCCATCCGAGACCGCGTGGCCAAGCCCATGTCGTACCGGTTCGAGGACCCCATCCGCGTTGACGAGCGCGAGGAGCTGGCCTACTTCGCCAACGAGGTGGGCACCCGTCTGGACTGGCACGAGCCGGACGAGCAGGACCTGACGGCCCTGCACTTCGGCCGCAGCTTCGACAACGCCGGGTTCTGGGGAAGGTCGGTCGACGCCTACCAGTCGCTCGCCAACGAGCAGCACATCGTGCTGTACATCAACGAGTTCCCCGTGATCGCGGTGAACTTGGCGACGCTGTTCGCCTGGGCCACCGAGGACAAGCGGGACTGGGGGCTCAAGTGAGCAGGCGTGAGGAGCTGAAGCCCCTGGCTCGGGAGCTGCTGGAGATCATCCGGGACGAGTTCGACGGCAAGGCGGACCCCGAGGACCGGGACGTCATCCGCCTGACCGTGTCCATCCTGATGGACGCCTACGACTTCGGCCGCCAAGCCGAGGCCGCCGAGTTCATCGCGATGGCCGAGAGCCGTCACAAGACCTGGAAGGAGGTGACCGCCAGTGCTCGGACCTGAAGACGAGCGCCCCGAGTGGGTGAGTGAGGCGAGCGAGGAGGAGCGCCAGCAGGCACAGGGCTGGTGCTCGCAGGACGACGACACCTGATCCGGGAGGGTGGGCCGCAGCCTTCGGGCTGTGGCCTGCCTGCTGGGATCAGCCAGCGGTGAAGAGGTAGCGATGCGTTGCAGACAGAAGCAGTCCAACTACCCAGAGTTCACGTGCAGTGCCGTGGCTACGTTCTGGGTGCGCTGGGTGAACCGGGACAAGGAACTCAAGGGCACGTACACCTGTGCACAGCACCTGTCCAAGGCGTGCCGGAACGGGTTCGAAGACGTCCACTCGGACTACGAGAGCGTGCAGGTCAAGGACCTGCGGGAGGAGAAGTGAAGAGACAGCCTGTGACATGGGAATGGCTCAAAGTCAATGGCCACATGTGGGCCGTTGACAGTAACGGCTTCGCCTGGGTGGACAAGGGGTGGCTGGCGGATCGAGGCGGAGACATGATCGGTATCCCCCTCAAGGACATCCAAAAACTGGCTGCGGCTTACGAACTACCCGCGAACTACGAGGAGAAGTAACCATGCAGCTCCAGAACATCCGTATGAAGGACGCGGGCCGCGCCATCGAGGACCGGCTGGACTTCGGCGTCCGGGCTAGCAAGTACGTCCGGGACTACCTGGACATCAAGCACAGCATGAGGGGATACCGCCCGCTGGAGGTGGTTGGGTACTACGGAACGGCCGAAGGTCGTGAGGGTGCGCTGCCCGCCGAGTACTTCCACACGATGTCGGACCAGATGGAGCGCCTGCACGTGGCCTACATCGTGGAGTCGTACAACACCGTGATCGCCTGGGTGGACGGCTCGGGTGGTGTGCACATGCCGCCCTTCCGCCACAGCCTGACGACCACGCAGCACCAGCACACGGCCTCCTACGCCCTGAAGGGACAGTCCTTCTTCTGGGTGGAGACCGAGCGGTCCGAGCTGAGCCACGAGGGCACCATCGGGCGGCAGGGATGGTGAGGCGCAGGAGAGCAGGCGGTAGCCTGCTCATGCAGTTCTTGGCCACGGCTGCGGGTGTCGCCGTGGGCGTGGCCGCCGGTGCTCTGCTGACCATCGGCATCATCTGGCTGTTCATCAGCATCTGAGGAGGGCTGTGCTCAGCGAGAAGTCCGATCGGGTGTTCAGCCCGAGGAAGAGTGAGGAGATGTAACATGAGTCGGGTTACTGTGAAGCACGTTCGTCAGATGTCGGAGAACGTCAGCAAGAACATGCGCAAGGTGGGACTGCTCCGAGATGATCAGGTCCTGGTGTTGATCGAGGCCGAGCGGATGAACGGCATCCCCTACCGCCTGCACACCGCCACGGACGGGATCGGTGGTTACGGAGACACGGGGCTGGTGCCCGGAGGTAACGGGTTCCTGGGCCACACGGCGCGGGAAGCGCTGCGTGTGCTGGAGGTGGTCAACGCCGGGCTGATCACGCAGTACAACCGCGCGCAGATGCGGGCGCTGTCGGCACTGAAGACGCCGAAGTTCGTCGGCTCCGCCTCGGGGCAGAAGCAGGAGGACGGGCAGTGAGGACCCCGTACAACCCCGTGCTCGTGTTCACCGTGCTCATGAACATGGGCTTCGGCAGCCTGAACGCCGGGCTGGCCATCATGTCGGCGGGCGAGGACACGGGAGACATGCTGCGCAACGGCGCGGCAGCAGCCGTCAACCTGGCCTGCCTGCTCTACGTGAGGCACCTCCTGAACAAGCACCAGCAGAAGGACGTGGTGGCGTGAGCGAGAGACAGGAGCAGGACATGGAGGAGGCGGCAGAACTCGTCGTCAAGGACGGCGAGGAGTACCTGGGCATCGGTGCTCTGGCCAAGAGGTACGGACGCACACGCCAGGCTGTGCACTCGTGGATCAAGCGGTACGGGCCGGGCAAGGGAGCGGCCAACCCCATGCCCGAGCCCGCTGTGACGATTCGTCAGGACAACGGGTACGCCAACTACGGCTGGAGCATCGGCCAGCTTCCGGCGCTGGACCAGTGGGCCAGCGAGAACACCCGGGCCAAGGTCCCGAAGTCGTGACCATGGTGTGAGGTTGGGGCGCGGATATCTGTCAACATCCGCGCCCCTTCCCCGCTATCATGGCGGACATTACAGACAGTGCAGTCGAGAAGTGAGGAGTGCTATGAGCTGGGACGACAACCCCTACAACAGGCCGGGGAACTTCGGACTGGAGTTCATCGGTGAGATCGAGTGGGACGAGGAGTCCTTCCAGTTCAACCTGACCGCCGTGTGGCGGGACGCGGAGAACTCCAACGTCCTGTTCTGGGCCAGCGACGCCGGGTGCTCGTGCCCGTCTCCCTTCGAGGACCTGAAGGGGCGGGACGACCTGTACACCGGTACCCGCATGGAACTCCAGGAGTACCTGGAGGCGCGCGTGGCGGAGAAGGA